AGGATTCGAAACGGTTATGTTCTCGATAATCGGATTACTTTTTTGTGTTTTATTCATTAACCAATTACGATAAGTGGGTAAAGACCCACCTTTTAAACAACCATATTGTGGTTTTTGACTTTGAAATGATGGTTGCATAGGTTTCATTATACTTGAAACATTTTGTAATTGAGAACTTGTATTATGTATGATAGGTTCAGTAATATCATTTGGAAATTCCAACGATACATTTTCAATCGGATTTGTATATAAAAGAGATTGTGGCTGGGTTGGATATTTTCGAATGGTCGAATTTAATCTATTCATTTTTTCTTTCGCCGAATTATCTTCGATTAATTTATTTAAAAATTCTTTCGAGTTCTCGAAATCACTGATGAAACTATCGGTTTCTTTTTTTTCGGGTTTCGCTCGGTTATCATCCTGTAATAATTTTTTATAATTATCCTCTTGATGTTGTCGTATCATTTTCAAGATAGAACGTTTTTTTAAAGTATCCATTTTACTTTTAGCGGGTGTGGATTTTATTTTGATTCCTGATGAATTCGCATCACCTTTATTACGTTTTTTACGAGTCGTATTCGAGGTGAATTTTAATAAATCCGGATTAAATTGTATTGTTTTTCTATCTGACATATTATTTATTATTTATTTTTATTCTTATAGTATATTTACAATAAACAAAAAGATTTTTATTGTAAAACTAATTCCTAAATATAGTTGGTATTATGCATAAATCTTTTTTTCAACCCATAAATCTGCGTGATACTTTTCACCTTTATCTTTCTGTTCATCTCGATATTCTTTATAAACTTCTAATATTGCATCTTTTCGAGAACCTCTTGCCGTTGATATTACTAAACCATTATCGTAAATATATTCATACTCAAATGCATCATATTCTTCACGCGTAAAATATTTTTTCAAATGTAATGGACCGGTTGGTTCTAGCGAGCCACCACCGTAAAAGTTATTCTTTACATTTTCTACAATTCCGTTGATTGCATTCATTAATTTGGGGTTTTTTGGTTTTGATACAATTAGACAAGTGCATACACCTCTACCTGAATTTTCAAAATCTTTCGCGTAATGTTCTTTATCTGTTAATGAAATAAATTTAAAATTATTTATTGGAGTAAATTTTATATCTAAATAAATACCTCCATTTACATATAGGGTGCAAAAACGCCATAAATCGGACTTATAAGATAACGGAACCAATTTATCATAAGCTTCTACTACGGATTTATCAAAATTTTTTGCGATAAGTTCTCGACAATCTTTTACATCAAATAAATTGTATTCGAATTCGGGGTTTTCTCTTTTTATCTTATCTACACATTCTTGCATTTTTGGTGGTAAATCTTTGGTATGCCACGTTTCATATATTTTCAGAGGGATTTCATTCATCGTTTCTAAATGTTCTCGATATCCATATACACATTTATAAATGATATATCCAATGATTATCAATAATATCGCTATTATAATTTTATATAAATAATTTTTTCTTATATATTTGGTATTCATCTATGTAATATTCTATTATAATATGATAATAAAATATTATTCATCGGTATAAAAAGAACATTTGTATATCAATTATAATGTACGGCATTTTTTTCACATTGGTATATTTAGCTGCATCGACACAGGAATGGTTTTTTCATAAATATCTTATGCATAATCAGAGTTTTGCAATATTCGATAAAGTTTATCAGAATCATATTTCACATCATAGAAATACAAAGTCGGATTACTCGATTGTAAATAATAACCCTGAGTATATATGTTTCGAAGTATTTTCACTAGATGGAATCATACAAATGGTAGTTGTATTTTCCATCAATGTAGGTGGTTTCTATATATTATTCCATCCCTATATTTCATTAGTAACAATTTCCATTACAATTGCAATGACATTATTTATAAATATCGTGGTTTGGAATGCATATCACGCATATGTTCACGGTTTTGATGCAAACGACATATGTAGCCCCCTTGGCGTAAAAAGAAACCTTATCCACGAATCGAATGCGATATCGAGTTGGTTTATAAATAACCATAGAACACACCATGATACTAAAAAATCGAATTATAACGTCGTTTTTCCAGGTGCTGATTTTATATTTGGTACTTATCGCAATAATTCTTGAAAAAAGCGTAAATAATGTATCTTTATAATTGCAATATTATAATTACTGTTCATAAATACAAATGTTATCTGCATATATCTAGCAAAAATAAAGTATTTACATAATATATAAATGACAAAAAAAGAGTCTTGTTCTGATGATGAACATTCCAATTCAGATTATTCCGAGGATGAATGCGAACACAAAAAACATTGTAAAAAATGTGAAAAAAAACGAAAAGAAAAAGAAAAACCGAAAAAATGTGGAAAATGTGAAAAATGCAAAAAACAAGAAAAATATAAAGTTGAATCGATAAAAGATGTGAAATGTAAAACCGAAGGACAAAATATCGTGATCACTATAAAACAATGTTGTCCTTAATTTTTATTATTGTGTTTAAATAATTACAGATTGTATTTTACATTGGCTGCATATATCATCTAGCAAAATATTTGTAAAAATTTTTATAATATTATTAATATATATAATCATATTATATGCCCCACAAAGATTGTTGTGATTCTGACGACGAATGTTGTAGCACTTGCTCGAATTCTCGAAAACGCCGTGATTCCTGCAAACCCGAAAAAAAATGTAAAGTTCCTACTAAAAAATGTCGTGACGGTAAAGACGGTAAAACCGGATTAGACGGTAAAGACGGCAAAGATGGTGAAAACGGCAAAGATGGTAAATCCGGTCGCGATGGTAAAGATGGTCGGGACGGAAAAGATGGTGAAAACGGCAAAGACGGCGAAGACGGACGTGATGGCCGCGACGGCAAAGACGGCAAAGACGGAAAAGATGGCGAAAATGGTAAAGACGGTGAAGATGGGCGTGATGGGCGTAATGGTAAAGATGGTCGCGATGGCCACGTCGGTCAAGACGGCGAAGATGGTCAAGATGGAAAAGATGGTGAAAATGGATGTGACGGCGAAGATGGATGTGATGGAAAAGATGGTCGTAACGGAAAAGATGGCAAAGATGGGTGTCAAGGGCCAACTGGAGCAAAAGGTGACCATGGTTGTCGTGGTGAAAAAGGTGACACTGGACCAAAAGGTGACCACGGTTGTCGTGGCGAACGCGGCGAAAAAGGTCATACCGGACCAAAGGGCGATACCGGAGATAAGGGTTGTCGTGGTGAACATGGTGAAGATGGCGAAAAAGGTGACACTGGACCAACGGGTGATAAAGGAGACGATGGTTGTCCTGGCGAAGATGGTGCAGATGGTGAAAAAGGTGATACAGGCCCAAAAGGTGATAAAGGAGACGATGGTTGTCGTGGTGAAGATGGCGAAGATGGTGATACCGGACCAAAAGGTGATAAAGGAGACGATGGTTGTCGTGGCGAAGATGGTGAAAAAGGTGACGCTGGACCAAAGGGTGACACTGGACCAAAGGGTGATACCGGACCGAAAGGTGAAACTGGACCAAAAGGCGACACTGGACCAAAAGGTGACACTGGAGCAACTGGACCAAAAGGTGACACTGGAGCAACTGGACCAAAAGGCGAAACTGGAGCAACTGGACCAAAAGGCGACACTGGAGCAACTGGACCAAAAGGCGAAACTGGAGCAACTGGACCAAAAGGTGATACCGGCTCAAAGGGTGATACCGGCTCAAATGGTACAAACGCAATTATAAATTTTGCTGATTTTTACGGATTAATGAGTGGGGTGATTGGTCAAGTTAACGATAATCCAAACACGATAGAACCCGGTAAATCTATAAAATTTCCAAATCCTGCAATAAATCCATATGGTTCTATACAAAGATTATCCGGAACAAGTGCATCTGAATTTGTATTGCCAGCAAAAGGCGTTTTCGAAGTGAGATATGGGGTTACTATTCAAAATACAGGCGAATTAGTAATTGTGTTAAATGGAATAGAATTGCCGATGACGATTGTAGGTAAATCAGGAGGTGGGCAAATTGTAGGCATGGCCATTATTTCAACTCCAGTGGGTGTCCCATCGGTACTAAGTATAAATAACCCATCTACTGCAGTAGCCGGTGGTTTGAAAGTAGATGAAGCAACTGGTGCATTATCTAAACCAGTGTCTTGTCATCTAATCATAAAACAATTGTTTTAATAAAAATATTATATCCAATGCAATAAATTCGATATAATAACACTTAAATAAAAAGCGTATGCATAATGGTATTATCCGGTTTTTTTGTTTTATTCGCCAACATCATTTCAAACCCTTTATTCATATCTTCTAATGAAATCTTTTTTCGAACTTCAATATCTTTACCATATATTCTTCGTCCGTGTGATATCTTCGTATAAGATAACAATAATTCCATATCTCTACCAAAACTAGTAAAATCATTTTTCTTTTCAGTAAACCACTTTTCAGTGATTTTATCTTCATCCTCAAACGACCATTCATTCTCAGCCACCTTCTTTTTGAAAATTTTCATCATTTCACTCGGTGTATATTTATCCATCATAAAACGCCATATAAATCGTGATTCCAAACCACGGTTTGCTCTAAAAAAGGTTTCTTCCAATTCTTCTTTATACCCTGCAATAATTACCATCAAATTATCTTTATGGTCACTCAATGCTTCACAAATTGTATCAATGCATTCTTTCGAATAAATATCACTATTCTCCGAACTAGCTAATGAATATGCTTCATCAATGAATAATACTCCACCTAAACATTCATCAATGACTTTTCTAGTTTTTAATGCAGTTTGACCTAAATAACCAGCAATTAGGTCATTGCGTGTTACTTTTTTGAATACATTATTTTTCAATATACCCAATTTCGAATACATTTCACCGATAATTTTCGCAACTTCCGTTTTACCGGTTCCAGGTTGCCCATAAATAACTGTATGTTTAAACTCACTTACATTTTGCCCCTTATGTAAGCCCTGTATAAAGTATAACATTTGGTCTAATATCGATTTTTTCATCGAATTCATACCTATCATATTATTCAGCTTTATCAATTCATTTTTTACGTTATGTAATGATTTCAAATCAATATTGTATTCTATATCATCGCTATATTCGTTTTCATTAATTATTTTTAATAAATCGGCTATTGTCTTTACTTCTACGTCTATATTTTTTTTCTCTTTTTCTTTTACTATAACATTTATTGAAATATCTATTTCGTATTTTTTTTTCCATATGTCATATGAATTCTTAGTATTCCAAGTGGATTGTGAATATATGCTATAGTAATTTGTACCGGTAAAATTTGTATCAGCAAAATTATTATCAATATAATCATAATTTATCGTATTTAATAAATTCATAAAATCAAGGTATCTGCAATCACGTCTATCTCGTTGTTTATCCAAGAAATCTATGAAATTTCCTGGACTAGAATTCATTATTATGTTTAATTATATATACCACTGTTTTTATTTTGATTACAAAATATATTATTTACATACCATGAAATAAAACAATAATCATAAACAATCTAAAAAATTGAAATTATTAATATATTAATAGGTTGATTATAAACAATCGACAAAATGAATTATCAAATGCAATCGTCTTTTGAATCTTCATATTCTACAAATGTTAATATAAAACCTAAACGAACTATAAAAATTAATAAAAAACCGACAAATGACATTAAGCATCCTCATTCCAAAATAGATGACATTATTTCAAAAACACCAGACACTACAATGCAATTAAAAGAACTTATAAATGAAGAAAGACAAATACACGAACAAATTAACCAAATACATAAAACAATTACAAATGACGAAACGGGCATTTTATCACATCTTGGTAATTACATTGAAGAACCATTTCAATTAATTGAATCATATTTTCAAGGGCAATATCTAGAACGTTTAGTTCGTCACCAAATTGAATCATATAATCATTTCGTAAATTATCAAATACAACGAACGATTCAAATGTTTAATCCTGTAAAAATTCATTCGGACAATGATTATGTAGTGGATAAAGAAAAATATTTATTGGAAATTTTGATTTCGTTTAATAATTTTAAATTATATCCACCACAAATTCACGAAAACAATGGTGCTACCAAAATGATGTTACCACAAGAAGCTAAGTTAAGAAATTTTACTTATGCCTCTGCAATGACAGTTGATTTAAATATTCAATATGTAGTTCGAAATTCTGAAAGTATGGATAATCCAAAAATTATTGAAAAAGTATTACCGAAAATCAATATAGGTAAACTACCTATTATGATAAAATCATCTGTTTGTATTCTAACACAAAATAAACATATTAATTCTCAATATACCGGCGAATGTGCAATGGACTGTGGTGGTTATTTTATAATTAAAGGTTCAGAAAAAACTGTATTAGGTCAAGAACGTGCAGCAGAAAACCGTGTATATTGCTTTGATGGTAAAAATACAACAAAATGGAATTATTTCGCCGAAATAAAATCGGTGCCTGATTTTAAATGCATTTCGCCAAAACAAGTAGAAATGATGATTGCTAGTAAAAATAATGGTTTTGGTAATGGATTATATATTACTATTCCTCGTATCAAAAACCCAATCGAATTATTTGTATTATTTCGTGCTCTTGGGGTAAATTCCGATAAAGAAATTTGTGAATATATTGTGTTAGATATCGAAAATAAAAATAATACGGAAATATTAAAATGCCTACAAGCTTCTATTATTGATGCGAATAAATATATGACACAAGAAGATGCGATTCGCCATATTACAGCATCCGTAGCATATACTCCATTAAATATGGATAAGGAGACTGGCGCTAAGAAAAAACGTGAATTCACCATTGAGGTATTAGACAATGATTTATTTCCACATTGTCAAACCTTACCACAAAAATTATATTTACTCGGTTATATGGCGAAGAAACTTATTCAAACGAGTCTAGGGTGGTTACCTCCTGATGACCGTGATTCATATTTGAATAAACGTATCGAACTCACAGGAACATTATTAAATAATCTGTTTCGTAATTATTTCAATAAATTAGTAAAAGAAATGCAAAAACAAATTGTACGTGAAATAAACACCGGTTCTTGGCGTTCATCGGAAGATTATGAAAACATTATCAATATGACAAATATCTATAAAATTATGAAATCAACCACTATTGAAAACGGCATTAACCGAGCCCTTGCTACTGGTGATTTTAGTATCAAACAATCAAATAGTAGTAAGGTTGGTGTCGCACAAGTTTTAAATCGTTTGACTTATCTTTCAAGTTTAAGTCATTTACGTAGAATCAATACCCCGCTAGAAAAAAGTGGTGAATTAATTGCTCCTCGTAAATTACATAACACGACGTGGGGATTCTTATGTTTAACAGGAGATACTGAAGTTTTGATGTCTGATGGTTTCACAAAAAAACAAATTAAAAATATGATGGACGGGGACTACGTAAATACTGTAAATCCTAATACGTTAATAGATGAACCATCTGATATACATTCATTCTTTTCAAAAATGCCGGATAAACTATTTGAAATAACTACAGATTGTGGTAAAAAAATAAAAGCAACTGCAAATCATCCATTCCTTATTAACAATGATGGTAAGTACGAATGGAAAAATTTGGAAGATTTAAAAATAAATGACAAGGTTATATTACATCATACTACAAAAGATGTTGAACAATATGAAAAGTTACATAACGGTTGTGTAAGTGTTCCTATATTGTCTATAAATGAAATTGAACCCGAATTAGTCTATGATTTTACAACTAGAAGTGATAATCATTCCTTTGTCGCTTCATCATTCGTTACCCATAATTGTCCAGCGGAAACTCCGGAGGGCCAGTCCATTGGTGTAGTCAAAAATATTAGTTATATGACACATATTACTATCCCTACCAATAGTTCATCTCTATATGATTATGTAAAACCCCATTTATTATACGTAGATAAAACACCTGCCAATGAATTATACGGAAAAGTAAAAGTATTTGTAAATGGGTGTTGGTTAGGGGTTGCTGAAAACCCGACTCTATTATATAATGATATGAAAGATAAAAAATACAAAGGCATTATCAACATATACACATCTATTATATTCGATTATAAATTACTCGAAATACGTATATGTAATGATGGTGGAAGACTGACAAGACCTGTATTAAAAGTACGCGATAACAAAGCCTTATTAGATAACTCTATTATAGATATGGTTACTTCCAAAGAAATTTCTTGGAATGATTTATTGACCAATTGTAAATTAAACGAATCGGTGGTTGAATATATTGACCCTGATGAACAAAACCTTTCGATGATTGCTATGAAATGTAAAAATAATTATTTACAAGAAGAAGATTATAAATTTAATTATACCCATTGTGAAATTCATCCTAGTACCATTTTCGGAGTATTAGCATCTTGTATTCCATACCCAGAGCATAATCAAGCTCCAAGAAACACATATCAGTCAGCAATGGCCAAACAAGCTATGGGTGTATTCGCTACGAACTATGACCAACGTATGGATAAAACCGCCTATGTATTAAATTATCCTACTCGACCATTAGTCGATACCCGTATTATGAATATGATTCAATTGAATAAGATTCCATCCGGCACACAAATTCACGTAGCTATTATGTCACATACAGGTTATAATCAAGAAGATAGTGTCTTAGTCAATAAAGGTTCATTAGATAGAGGTTTATTCTTAGCTACTATCTACCATACCGAAAAAGACGAAGATAAAAATATCATTCGTGATGAAATTATCCGTTGTAAGCCCGACCCTACCAAAACAAAAGGTATTAAATTTGGGAATTATGACAAATTAAATACACAAGGGTTCATTCCTGAAAATAGTTTGGTTGAAAATCGGGATGTTATCATTGCGAAAACGATTCCGATTAAAGAAAATCGAAATGACCCTACCAAAACCATTAAATATGAAGACCAAAGTAAAACATTCCGCACCACTGAAGAAACCTATATCGATAAGAATTATACTGGACGTAATGGCGATGGTTATAATTTCGCCAAAGTGCGAGTTCGTACATTAAGAAAACCTGTACTTGGCGATAAATTCAGCTCACGACACGGGCAAAAGGGTACTTGTGGTAATATTATTCCAGAATGTGATATGCCTTTTACAAAAGAAGGTATTCGCCCAGATATTATTATTAATCCACACGCAATTCCTTCTCGTATGACGATTGGACAATTAAAAGAAACCGTATTAGGTAAGGTATTATTAGAATTAGGATTATTTGGAGATGGTACGAGTTTCGGCAATTTGGATGTAAAAACTATCACGGAAGAATTACAAAAACTGGGTTATGAAAGTTATGGTAATGAATTATTATATAATGGTCTAACGGGAGAACAACTCGAAACCAATATATTTATCGGCCCAGTCTTTTATCAAAGATTAAAACATATGGTGAATGATAAACAACATAGTCGTTCTATCGGCCCAATGGTCAATTTAACTAGACAACCGGCTGAAGGCCGTAGTAGAGATGGTGGCTTCAGAATTGGTGAAATGGAACGTGATGTGATGATTGCCCACGGTATGTCAAAATTCTGTCGTGAAAGATTATATGATGTGTCTGATAAATATAGTGTGCACGTATGTAAAAAATGTGGTATGATTGCCTCCTATAATGATGGTAATAAAAATCGTATGTATGCTACTGCCGATTTCACGATTCATTTATGTAAAAATTGTGATAATAAAACCGATTTCGCAAAGGTAGAAATACCCTATGCATATAAGCTAATGTCACAAGAATTACAAACTATCAATATTGTTCCTCGTATAATAACTGAATAAATAATGAATAAATAATATTTTATGTTATCTAATAAAATATTATTTTTTTATGGTATAAGTAAGCAATCATCACTTCCATTAAATCTATCTATATATTCACTATAATTCAATTCTTCCATACAATATTTTTTTATATCAAATTTACTTTCGGTTTTATATTGTGGATAACTTTGACATACAGCGTTATAAAGATACTGTGCATATTTTTCATTATTTTCATATAATATAACAGGTCTATCTTTTTTTAATCTTTCCACCCCCCCTGAAAAGATAAAATTCTCAGAGCCTTGTGCATCACAATGAATATAACCTATATTTTCAATATCTGTCATATCATCTACTTTTATTAACTCAATCGGTTCTCCTTCTTTGCCTAATGATATTCCTCCGAAATTACAATTCAAATCACTTTCTTCATTATATCTTTTTTCTACTATACCTTGTCCTCCATCTAAGTCTATATCATTCATATTTCCTGTACCTGTATAACAAAATACACCTTTATTATATGGTATAATTCGTTCTTCCAAATTATTTTGTTGTATATTTTTAACCAATAATTTAAACATATTCTCTTGAGGTTCAAACACATAACATTTTTTATCTTTACTTAAATAAGATGAGTATACCAATGTACTTGTTCCACAATGACCACCTATTTCTAATATGTTTCTATTTGGATTTATATATTTCTTTAATTTCAATAATGTATCTTCATCCCAATATTCATTTTTTTTAAACGGAATTGATATGAATGCTTCATTTTTATATAATGTCACTAACCCATATCTGCTAGAATATGTTTCTGTATTATCATCTATTAATTCTCGAACGTAAGGTTCTACATTAAACAACATTTTTGTTATTTCCTTATTATAATTAAATGTTGGGTCATTTTTTTGTTCAAAATAAGTTTGCATAGACTTCTTTACATCATCTACTCTTAATACAGTTTCGATTCGTTTACGTTGCATATTATAAAATAAATCCTTTGTATTTAAACAAGGGATAACGCCATATAAACAGTATTCGCTCGACATATAACTATCATTTAAAAATAAACAATATGTTTCATATTTTTGTGCCAATAAACAGTAATCGTTAAAATGATTATATACTGGAATATAAACGTCTGACAAATATATATACTTATATAATTCATTTTCATTTTGAAAAACTGTATTTATTATATCATATTCGATTTGTAAATCATCTAATAATATTTTAAATTCATTATAATATGTGTTCCCTTTATTTTTTAACAATTTAAAATTCATATTTATTTTTCTATTTGTTACGGTTTCGTCAACGATAGGCATTGTTATTATCTCATTATGATAATTATAATTAAAAATACCATCCACTATTTCATTTTCCATTATAGTATAATTTGGAACATTAATGGATTGAACTACCGGCATATAAACAATGACTCGAATGTTATACTGTTGTAATTTTTTTATAGCAAATACTACTCTATCCACCATATTGAGATTTTCATCCATTATATGAACAAATACTATATTTTCATCTTTTTTTGTAATTTTATTTTTCAAACATTCTTTGCTATCCGTTATAATATAATTATTATTTATAAAATTCATTATTTTCATTGGTATAAATTCTACCTTTGTGTTGCTCTGTGAGCTATTAAAACAATATATTTTATCAAAAAAATCATAATCAGAATCTACTATTTTATCATATTCATTTAAATATAATATTTTTTTTGGAGATAATGTTGAATTATATAATATATTTTCTTTAATACAATAATAATTTACTTCACTTACATTATTTACTTTTATGATTTCATTTACATTTTCTTTGGAACATACAAATATTTTATACGATTTCAATTGTTTAAACATACTTTTCCATATTGAAAATAAATAAATATTATTATTTTCCAAATATTCATATATCGTTTGTATATCATTTTTATCATTTTGTATAAATATTATTACGCAATCTATTTCATTATACAATTTCATTTTATTCAATAGTTGTCCATTATAACTATGTATATTATCATTATCAAATATTTCGTCACTTATAAAAAAATGCATTTTTATATAAAATACTTTATTCATTTATTATTTTATTATTTTATATAACTTTTCTTTTACATTATTAAATGTAGTTAATTGGCTAGATATCCAATTTGCTCTTTTTATTTTTATTTCGTCTCTATTCAAATATACCTTTTCGATTTCGTTAAATATAGACTCAGTTGAAGGTAATGTCCAAGTTCCGGATAATCCATAATGTCTTATTTCACTCGAGATTTCTGCTATATTCATTTGAAAATTATGTTCAGCCATTGATAAATAATTACTAGTAATTACATTCGTATTATATAACTGTGCTTCTATAATAGGGACACCAAATCCTTCTGCTTTCGAGCAACATAAATATACATCCGATAATTTATATAATTCAGCCAACTCTTTCTCTGAATATACCCTTTTATTTATAATATATTCATCACTTGACATAGATAAACATTTGATTAATTCTTCAATGGGATATAATTTATCTTTCTCTGATTTTATTACTTCTGAAGTATGTATGTATAATAACGCATTTTTATATTTATCATTGAATTTTTTAAAAGCAATTATACTATTATCAATTGCCTTTCTATTTACCTCTTCTTTTAATTGCGCCACTATTAAAAAAATATACTTTTTTTCAGGCAAATCCCACTTATCACGTATTTCTTGTTTTGATAATTCAATTTCTATTTCCTCTGTTACGTGTGGTAAATATGATATTTTTTTATCAGGAAATTCTTTTTCCAAAATCAATTTGATGGTTGGTGATAAACATATAATGTTTGAAAATGTTTTTAAACCTGAATAATCAAATGTAGAAAAAGGATAATAATGACACGGGTACCAACAATAACTAGGAACTTTAATTTGTTTATCTATATTTTTATAAAATACAAATACATCCCCTAGAAAAAATATTTTATCAATATTGTTTTGTTCTATTATAATATTTATATCTTCTACTGATATTTCACGTGCTTCAGTTTGATATGATAAATAAGTAATTTCTTTTAAAAAATCATCTTCGAATATTTCCATTTTGATATCCTGACTTGTAATTATATCAACATATATTTGTTTTAAATCATCATATGAATACAATTTAGTAAATTCACTATTATTTTCTATTTTTGAATTAAATATCAAATTGTATATTTTATAATCTAGTTCTTTCAACATTTTACATAAATAATACATCTGTTTTGAATAACCACCATTTCGATATAATAACATTTGTGTATTGTTTATTAATAATATTTTTTTCATTTTTTTATTTTTATATATTATTATTTTTATATTTTTTTGATTAGTGTAAAAAAAAAAAAAAAAATATTATTTTTTACTAAGTAAAGTAAAAATGTCTTCTTCAAATTTGAATGATAATAGTAAAATAAAAGATATTCTGGCTCAACAACAATTTAAAGTTATTTCTTTTTCTGGATATAAAAAAACTGAAGTACGAAAACAACTTGTGCAAAACTTATTAAATGGTAAAATAGAACCGGCTTGTTATTGGTGTGCCGAACTTATTTGTGCAGGACATTATACCGATATTTGGGAAAATATACTTCATTATTTTGGAAAACACATTCATTTAGGTAATCCAAAAATAGCGATTTATTTACAAATGCGATTCGAAGTTTTCAAAAATATTATGTCGCAAGGTCATTTCATTAGTGAATTGGATTTACGTAATAACCTGAATATGCGAAAGCTGTTTGCCGAGATTATTAGTACCATCGCTACCTCTAATAAAAAACATAGTTTCGAGGCACTTAAAATCAATCGAGAAGAAGAGTTTGATATGACCCAGATGACCGAACGTTTAAAAGCACCTAATGTAAAATTCATTGAACCTATTTTTAAAAAAGACGATCCCAAAGAACTATTTATCGCTGTAAATGAATTTGCATATAATGTTTCTCAAGAACGTAAAAATATGTTATCTGCGTGTTATTGGATTGAATGGATGGTCGATTTTGATGCTATTTGTAAAAAAAGAAAACAACCTTGTTTTTGTGAAACACGTCCCTTTCTGAAAGTTGAAAAAAAATATTCCAAAGATATTATTTGGATTTTATGTGATGCCTTACTCTATTATGCTTCACTTACTAAAAATGAATTTATTATAAAACTTATGAAAGCCATTATCGATATTTTTTCAATTAAATACACTACTGCGTCTTGTAAAAAACGTCGGTATCTACTTTATTTTGCCGTGGAAATATTATGTGAGCCCGTTCCGATTAATATTGAACTAATGGCGAATAAAGAGATGGTACAAAATGTAGTGGATAAAATAAATAGTGTGTATAAACAAATAAAGAAAAATGAACATAGTCCAAATACGGATTATCTCTTTGCAAATATTGATAAACAAAATACATTTGAACAATCTATGAAAAAAATGGAAATAATGAATTCGATGGACTTTATGAATAAAAAATAATTTATCTGCCGATTATAGATATGTCTAGTGCCGAAGGAAAAGAATTCCGCTGTATGAAGAATTCCGCTGTATGAAGAATAAAAAACAAATAATATTTATTATAATGTAAATAAAAATATTATTTTACTTCAATTGAGCAATACCATTGGTTACATTGGCGACCGAATACCAAAAGTTATCATTATTATCATTTACTTTGATAAAACAACCATCGTCAAATGTAAGTGTTAATGAACCCTCGATTAAATCTGTTGGGTATTGGTATGAAATGCTTATAAACATTCTTTTATCGATTAAATGTCCATCATTATCATATACGAGTTGTGACCCAGTTGCATCTGTATATAAACTTATAAATATTCGTTCGCCTTTTAATATAATAGAATTTATATCAGCGAGTATTTGTTGGTATAGAGTACTATTGATTGTAATCATTATATATTATACTTAAATATAATAATAATTAGAAATAAACTCACTAGAATGAAGAACCAAATGAACCACCTAAAACACTATTAGCCGCCATTGGACCCATCATACTTGGATAATCTTGCATCTGATTTCCTCCTTGCATATGCATTCCTTCCATTACTGAATTTTGTCTAGTGGTAGCCACTGGTGCTGGTGGAAACATTCCTGTTTGCACTTGAGAATTATCTAAATAATCGGCTTGACTTGAGGAATGTTGTGTAATTGGTTGGCTGAAACGTATATTCTTCTTAACATTCACTTTTGCATCACTTGGTCCATTCCATAATTCTAATGCACGGTCAACTAGTATATTCACCTTGATTCCTATTTTTGTTTGAATACTTAATACTATCACTAAAAATGCTAAAATAACATTGGTTAATGTTAAATCTTCATATTTAAATCCACTATATGTTGGTAAATATGTAATCATTCTATGAATTAATATTATTCCACAGAACATTATCACCAATTGTATTAATATTTCTGCTAAAAGTTCTACTGAAGAATTTTCGGTATCAGCTTCTGGAATAAATCTTTGGATTGTCTTATTTAATATAACAATTGGGATTACGCCTAAACAAGCATATTGTACTACATTTAAGATTTCAGCTTTTCCTTCTTCAGTTGTCGAAAATATATGATTAAATAAACTTTTTTTATGTATATCTTTTGTTTCTTGTAAAATATCCATTATCTATAGACTTATATAGATTTTACTTAGAAAATATAATAAAGCTTTCATAATAGTTTATATATTCTAAATGCATCCAGAAACACAATATTTACAACTTATACAGGATATTATAGAAAATGGTTTCACCGAAAATACTCGTAATGGTATAACGAAATCTATTTTCGGCTATTCTATGAAGTTCTCTCTTAAAGATGGAACTATTCCTTTACTTACTACTAAAAAAGTAGCCTGGAAAACTTGTCTTCATGAATTAATCTGGTTTATTAACGGTTCCACCGATAATCGAGAACTTCAAAAAAAAGGTGTTCATATTTGGGATGGTAATTCTACCCGTGAATTCTTAGATTCTAGAGGCCTTGACTATACAGAAGGTGATTTGGGACCTATATATGGTCATCAATGGAGACATTTTAACGCCAAATACGAGAACTTTGATGCCGATTATACGGGTCAAGGTATCGACCAACTTCAAAACATTATCAATGATTTAAAAGACCCTGCAAAACGAAGTTCTCGTCGTCTAATAATGTCTGCTTGGAACCCGTGTCAGTTAGACGAAATGGCTTTACCTCCGTGTCACGTTCTCGTTCAATTCAATGTCCATGGCGGAAACCAATTGAGCTGTGCTTTATATCAACGTTCCAACGATGAGGCGTGTGGCACGAGCCTGAACATCGCATCATATAGTTTCCTTACGCATTTACTAGCCAAACATTGTGGATTAGAACCCCACGAATTTGTATATTTTAAAGGAAACTGTCATCTATACGAAGAACATATTGAACCTATAAAAGAACAATTAAATCGAGAACCATATCCATTTCCAACCGTATCTATTAAACAAATTCGTGAAAATATTAATGACTATACCATCGAAGATTTTGAAATACATAATTATCAACATCATCCACAAATAAAATTTAAGATGGTTGCATAAAAATATATATATAACCATAATATCAAATTCGCACAATTGAACATTTTAAAAAGAACAAAAATAAATTAAAGATTATATTATTGTTTTATATAATGCGAATTAAATTAAGTGAAAAATTTCATGAAGAAAGAGAACAAATATGTATAGAACTTATTAACTTTCTAGAATTAGATGATGATAATTCATTTTTGTTAAACGAATTAGATGATAACATAATAAAGCAAAATAAAATATTAGAAATGAAAGAAAAAATAAAAAAATATTTTACAGTTAGCAATATATCTTCATTCAAACCAAACTTTGAATGTAAAAGACCTTATCTTAATATTGTTAGAAGCATATTAAGACAACAAAATTATAATATAGAAAATATTGACTTTTGGATTAAATATGAAAATGGATTTATGAAAAGAACTATTAAATATAGAATATTTAGGTAAATTAATATTTGTTCGTTAAATTACCTAAAAATAATATCTTTAGATATAATATATAATGGAAAATAAACAATCAACGATTGGAGTATATAAAATATCTAATCTGCTATCGGGTAGATATTATATTGGATATTCATCTAATATAGATAAACGCATCAAAAGACATAAACACGAACTAAAAAATAATTGTCATCATAATATATTTTTACAAAGAGCATATAATTTGGACGGCGAAGATAATTTTCAATATGATATAATTCATTTTTGCGATAATAAAGATGACGCAAAAGAGATTGAATTAAATTATTTAACTGATTTAACCATTCGTGAAAGCTTGTATAACTTACATTATAATAATAGTGGCGGTGACCTAGTAACAAACCATCCAGAAAAGGAAAAAATTAGAGAAAAAATTTTAAAATCTCAACTTGAAACTTTGAGTAAAATGACGTCAAATGAAAGAAAACAAAAATATGGAAAATTAGGTGAAAGAAATGGAATGTATGGTAAAACTCACACGGTTGAAGTTAAACAAAAATTGTCTGAAATGAATAAGGGAAAAGCTTTCTTCAAAGGTTGTAAGCATACAGAAGAAACAAAACAAAAATTGTCTGAAATAAGAAAAAATAAAAATCTTGGCAAAGATAATCATTTTTTCGGAAAACATCATTCAGAAGAAACAAAACAATTGCTTAGAGAAAAAAATAAAGGACAAGTGCCACCAAATAGGCATAAAGTATGTATAGATGGAATAAGTTATGTATCTGTAGCAGAAGCATCCAAACAATTAGGAATATGTAGTCCAACAATACTATGGAGACTTAAATCAAAAAATCCAAAATTCGATGGTTATAAATATGATAACGAAGTAGATAACGCTACGGAATTGCCACAAATTGAATAACGAAACAATATAATATTTATCTTTTCTTATAACCCATTGAACTTATTGGAAAAATAAATAATATTTAACTTTAACTATATAAAAATTTATGTATATATTTTTATATATTATGAGTAACGCCAACGCATCTGCCCGAAAAAGAAGAGCTCCACAATCACTCGAAAATACTCCACCGCCTGCTCCGATTGCTACACGACAAAGTGGTCTTAATAATGCTAACACATCTAACACTGCTTTAACTTTACCACAAGTGATTGCCTTATTTGATTCTAGACTTGTAAAATTAGAAAAATCCGCAAATGAATCGAAAGATGTCGTATCCAATAAAGAATCTGGCGTCGAATTAAATGAAGACATTTTAAATGAAATCAATAGCCGTTTTGAATTATTAGCCGAAGAAATTAGTAATATTAAAGATATTGTTTTAAAACTACAATCATATACCATGGATGTAAATAAAACACTACTTGAAGAAAGAATCAATGTTTTCTCCGATTTAGGCAATACTCAACAATTCACCGATATAGAAAATATTGTTTTAGAAGAAGCTGATAAAAAAATAGAAATGCAAAATAATATATAATATGAAAAATATATAGAATTATATTCTCTTTTTTACTTATATGGCTGATAACAATTTTTTAAACGAAATAAACCGACTCAAAAATGAGTTCTATGCAAACCAACAAAAAAATATGTTTTTCAAATCTAAACAAAAAAATGAATGTGCAAATATAATTTCGAATTCATTCAATATAGAACAACTATTACAACAAACCTTTTATTTAATACCAAATACAAATATTGTTTATATTAATTATGAATTATTCAAAACATTCGTTAATCCTGAAATATACGCTGATGTTATAACTTATATCCGTAATTTATTTACACATTGTATTGATGTGTATGGTAGTTATAATGTACATTTAAATCTGAATTCATTTACTGTATCGGCAGCACAACGTTATAAAGAATTAATATCGTTATATAATACCGAATGTTTAAAGTATAATTCAAAATTGGCTGTAAAGATTGATAATTTTATCATTTATAATACACCCAACGTTATTGAAACTATCGCTAATGTATTAAGCCCGCTTATTGAAACCCACGTAAAAGAAAGAATTATAATACATAATAAAACAGAAAGTGTTAAATTGTTAGATGAATTCCTTAGAAATAATAATATAAAAAATTGAAACTTAAAAAGATTTATATTTACTATAATATAAATATTTTCCTGCAAAATGAATATCATTATTAATAATCAAACCAAAATCGAAATCTTTACCAGTATTTTTCAACATATCAAATTATTTTCAGATAATGTAAATATTATGTTTGAGAAAGAACGCTTATATTTACAAACGATGGATGGTTCTCGTGTATCCATATTCGAATTGTATATGCCGTCCACATGGTTTGATACATACGAAAATAAAAATAACACGAATTTCGTAATTGGTCTCAATTCTACTATGTTATTTAAAATATTAAACACCCACGAGAAAGGACAACTGATGAATATTGTATATGATGCGGATGATGATAAGTTATTGATTCGTTTTCATTGTGATGATAAAAACATTTTCGATAAAAATTTCGAAATACCATTGATTGATATCGATTCCGAATTATTAGGTATTCCCGAATTCGAAAGTCAAGCCGATATTAGTATTCCATCCAATAATTTCGCCACGATTATTAATCAATTGAAAATGTTTGGTGATACGCTAGATATCGATTGCTCCGAAGAAAATATATCATTAATTTCCAATAGTCAAGAATCTGGTAAAATGTCCGTTGAAATTAATATTGACGATTTAGATTCTTTCGCTATCAATGATGGTGAAAAATTAAAATTATCTTTTGCCCTATCTTATTTACATAATATTTGTATGTATAATAAACTATCGAAAAATATCGAAATAAAACTTACTCGTGAATATCCTATGAAAATCACTTATAACTTAATCGAAAATGCAACGATGATATTCTATTTAGCACCCAAAATGAACGATGAAGATGAATAACCGCAGTTTATATTTATATTTCAACATAAATATAAAGTTTTTTTACAATTATCTATATTATGGAAAATAATTGTAAATTCGTATCTAGTCGTGGTATATTAAAATCTACTACATTTCATTCAATATATCCAGTATCTTCGTGCTCCAATGATTTTACGTATTTGATTCATATGCTGAATGATACCAATAAAATGTTCGATGGTATGTCGATCTATATATGTAGTGACCTATTGTATTTTTTCATACAAGAAATATTACCCAAACTCTCTCACCCGTTCTTTTTAGTTTCGGGTGATTCCGATATGATTGTTCCATTGGAATCTTCTACACAAGAATTGTTTTACCAATTAATAAATCATCCATTTCTTATCAAATGGTTTTCACAAAACAATATTATAGCGAATCATCCCAAAATTATACAGTTACCCATTGGATTAGACTATCATACAATTAGTAATAATCCTTATTGTAATTGGAAATTACAGAATGAAGGTAGTTCTCCACTCGAACAAGAAAATATTTTATTGGATATAAAATCATCGATGAAACCCTTTTATGAAAGAAACCCAAAAATCTTTGCTAATTTTTCGATACATAATGATAAATTTCATCAACGAAAAAAAGCTTTTGAAGAAATACCTGAAGATTTAATGGATATACAAATGGAATTTCAACCAAGAACCCTCATATGGGATAAAATATCGGAAACGGCTTTCGTACTTTCTCCTTTTGGTATGGGTATGGATTGTCATAGGACGTGGGAAGCATTAATACTCGGTTCTATACCTATTCTTTGTGATTGTCCTTTTACTCAAATGTTTCATGATTTACCGGTTTTAATCGTAAAAAAATGGTCCGATATAAATGCGAAATTATTAGAGAAAACAATTATTGATTTTCAAAAACGTACATTTAACTATAATAAATTGGATTTGAAATATTGGACGGATATGTTTTCCAAATAAATTATTTTTTTTCTAGGACTACTGTTACATAATAATCTACATCGACTGGTATTTTTTCGATTTTATGACTTTCATAAAATACCCGTTTTGTTTCATCATGGAATGTTGCACCACTCTTTACACGAGTATCATACATATCAAACTTTGGTTTTTTTGCTTTTTTATCACCCGCATTTGCTTCTAATGTTATATTCGTTGTTCCATCTTTGAATAATACGTGTGCTATATGATAGGGAGCTTCATTATTATGTTTTATATCTTTCAATACATATGCATAAGATTCACCAATCGCAGGATTCACACGTTCATTTTTTTCATCTTTATGGTTTGAATCTACTAAATGTGCTATTTTCATATTTTGTTCATCAGAATCGCCAAATAATAACTGCGTACTTTTTTCACGTAAAACACATTCATTGCCTTTATAATTCGGGTCATCAATCGTTAAACCTTCTGCAAATTGCAAACAGTCATTTTTAAAACTTTTACTCACAAATTTATAACATAAATATCCAGGCGGTGCCTTATCATAACATACTTTCAAATATGAATAATTCACAGGAAACGATTTATGTATGAATATTTTTCCGGGCATATCATTTTGTCCTTTTTCATTATAATGAATTTTGAAATTTTTATTACAAGATGTTATATATCCAGCCGGAGATACTTCATATGAACACATTTATTATATATATATTTATGTTATATATAATATTTTCAATTTTTAGACTATCTTGGGTGTAAATGTTTTTATTACATATATTGTATCTTGCTGTCCCGATTGACAATGTATTCCCGACATCGAACCTATTCCGTGTTTCAATATATTATCACTTGCAAATGATGGTATTACTAGATAATCTTCAGGTTTTTCTATGACATAATAATTATGTTCTACATTTGGATGTATAATTCCTCTGATATTATTCAAATTTACATATCTTATCGGTAATCCCAAATGTTGTAGATTAAAATATATAGGGTCTAATATAACTACATGGTTTAATAATGCCCACGTCTGTGGATTTGTCCAATCACTTTCGATTTCACACATACAACCATAAAATACTGAATTATCTTTTAAATTCAAACTCGACATATTATGTAATCGACTTTTATCCACCAAATAAAATCTTCCTCCAAATTTAAATGCTATATTATCTTTTGTATTTTGATTTATAAAATCTATCACATTTACATCTCCTTCTATCGGGTCAAACCCAGTTTCATCTTGACTTATTTCTATGATGCCTGCATCTTCTAATTTATATTCCTTAGGCATATTCAGAGTATCTGGCTCTTCATCTCCGAATTGGTGATACGTTCTCCTATCTACTGATTGTTGTTGTCCTTGTTCTTCGTGTAGTCGTCTTAGTTCTTCTCCTGCATTTATTTGTTCTTGTTGTCTTGATTCTATATTCTCTCTGAATTGTTGTTGGAATTGTTGTTGTCGTTGTTGTAATAATTCCATCTGTACTCGTTGTTGTTCTCGTTGTCTTAATTCCTGTTGTTGTCTAAATTGTTGTTGTCTTCGTTCTTGATATTCCCTTATTTGGGTTTCTTGCGTTGCTACTACCTGTGCTATCTGTTCTTCTGTGATATTCGGGCGATGAGTTTCTGGATTCTCTATATCTACTGGCGATTGTTCTAATTGTGGTAGCGGTATAGGCATTGGTTCTTCTCCATTTTCTTGTATTTGCTGAGGTTCTCCTGGTTCTTCAAATATATTATGTGTTTCATTTATTTGTACGGTTGGCCATCCCCTACGTTTCGCTAATTTATCATAAAAATGGAAAAAATTCATTATTTCCGGCATTAATGATGTAAAATATAATTTCCTTCCTAATATCGGCATATCTTTATGTTCGGTCACTGCGTGCATTATGCCTTGTAAAAACACTTCATATGTGATATTTTTTTGCGGTTCTCTAAATAAATTTGATGTAAAGTTTGATGATGACCATCTAGCCACTCTCAATACATTCTCATAATTATATTCTTCCGACTTCATCCGATTCATAAATGTCGATATTATTAATAAATCACTTATAAAACTTATATAATCTTCATAATTCAATATTCCATCTCCATCATCATCATATAAATTAAATATTATTTGTAACATCCCTTCCAGCGCAGATTCTAATCTTACCTGACTATCATATATCTGTTTTATAAAAGTTTCTTCATAATTATGCGATGACATTATATATATTATATATATAAAATTATATAACAAGATTATTATTTTATTATTATAATACAATAAAATGGACAACAATAATGATGACGAATATATAGCCAAACTTATTGAAGAAGAATTATGGTTGAATGAATTTCAATCCAATGATTCATTTTATAGTCAAAATGATATAGAGTTACATCATAGAATGCAACAAGTTAATGAAGTTGCTGATGAAATTCGACGTGATTATCAAAATCAATTAGAAAAAGAACATTTAGAACAACAAGAAATCGAGCGAATAAAACGAGAACAAGAACAAATAGAACGACGACAAATGATTGAAGAACAAGACCGTATATATAAGGAGATGGTTGAACAAGACCGACTCGCTGAAATAAAACGCAATGAAAAACCAGTTCCTCCTCCCCATTTCATATGTCCTATCACGAATACTATTATTGAAAATCCTTTGTTTGATAGAGAACACAGAATCAATTATGAAAGAAAAGCATTATTAGAATACTTAAATCACAATCAATGTAATCATTTAGGTGAGCCTATCAATAAATCTTGTTTAGAAACCAATTTAACTTTGAAAACCGAAATTGCCCTTTGGAAAAGGGAGAACCCACGATGGAATTCATAACCTTTTCGTTCATAATAAATATAAAACTTTGGTATATTTATTATACAATGAATGTTCTCGTAAATATTATCATTTTTTTGATTGTATTGTTTTTATACATTCATATTACGAATCAATTAAAAAAGAGTGAAGATTTAGAAATTTATGAGATGGACTATTCAACGAATATTCATTTACAAGAAGTATGTGATATAAAACAACCTATGTTATTCAATTATAATTCTATTCATCCAGAATTTTTTGAGAACATTACTTTCGAGAACCTTTTAGAACAAGGTTCTCACGATATTAAAATAAAAGATATAAATGATTATTGGGTAGAAGACATTGTTGCCGTTGATTATGTGGTATTACCTTTTCAAAGTTCTCAAAATCTTATGAAAACCGATACAAAATCCAAATACTTTTCTGAGAACAATCCAGATTTTATTCAAGATTCTGGTTTTATTGCCGATTTCAAGGAAAATGATGATTATTTAAAACCCGCTTTTACAATGTTCTCGAAATATGATATATTATTAGGTTCTAAAAATAATATAACGCCGCTTCGTTATCATACCAATTATCGATATTTTTTAGCAGTAAACTCGGGTAAAATAACCATCAAATTAACCCCCTGGAAATCCAGTAAATATTTACATCCTATCAAAGATTTCGAGAACTATGAATTTCGTTCTCCCATCAATGTTTGGAATCCACAAAAACAATATCAAAATGATATTGATAAACTCAAATTTTTGGAATTTACAGTACAACCCGGTTATATCATATATATTCCACCTTTTTGGTGGTATTCTATCAAGTTCTCAAATAATTCAGATTCTTTAGTTTCGGCATTTACATATAATTCTGTTATGAACTGTGTATCGAATATACCCAACTATGGATTATATTATTTACAACAAGCCAATATTACAAAAAAAGTAACCAAGACTTTGGAAATAAATTCCGAAGATAAAACGGAAATCGAGAACATTATATAGTTTTATTTACCACTATTTCTTTGAGAACATTTCTCTTTATTTTTTCAAAGAACTTTTCATCTTCTTCATTTGATGCACCACCTAATGCTGATTTATAATATTTTCTATACTCTATGTTCTCGTTGGAATCCAATGTAACACAATCTGGATGTTCTTCCTTCCATTTAACCAACTGTTGTAAATTTTTATTAGCTACTTGATTCACTACGTTACGAAACTTGGTCTTTTTATCATCTTCTTTTTCCCATACATTATCATCTTTTATATATATTGTTTCTCTTTTTGAGTCCGTACAATGAACTGGACGTTTAGACGTATCTACGCTTTTTAATTTTTTTACAATGATTCGAGTAATACCTTCTATAAATCCTAATTTCCCTGTATTTTCAAAATCTTCACTTGTTAATTGGAGTGAATTCACAAAATCTGTAATATTCATTGCATCCTTACACGTTTCGTTAAGAAAAAAATGTAGATTGAATTGTTGATTCGTGGTATTATTCGTGTTATTATTATTGGTTGTATGATTTGTTATAGTCTGATTTTTTGATAATTCAACTATTTGTTTATTTTGTTCTATAATTGTATTCTGTAATTCACTTGTTTTTTGTATAAAAACATTTTGTAATTCTTTATTTTGTTTTATAAATTCTAATATAACATCAGTTGTTATATTTGCTGGTTCTTCTTTTATTTTCTCTGGTTCTACCTTTATTTTCTCTGGTTCTACGTCAGATATTATACATTTCTTTTTATGTTTCCATAAACCACTATTATTTATAAAATCTTTATTACACTTATTACAACAATATAATTTTGTTTTATTTATAGCATTTTGGTTTGCTTTATTTTGGTGTTTATTGCTATTGAGATGCATTTGAAAATTATATTTTCTATCACATTTATATTCACATATTTCACAATAATACTCATCTTTTGCTAAATTAGCATTTCCATTTATTTCTAAATTAGTATTTTTTTCAACCTTTTTTTTATTGCATCTAGTTTGATTTAAATTGTCTTCATTTATATCACACGCTTTACTCTGAGTAATATTATATGTGTTTTTTTTATTGCTATTTACTAATTTAACTATTTCCATTTTTATATATAATGGAAATAAAAAATTAGTAAAGTAGCACCGCAATTTTTTATTGTTTTAATGATACATAAAAGTATTTAACTTGGACATTTTTATTTACTAACTTTTGATTTCCATTTTTTGGTTACGTAACAAAAATATTTATGAAATATTTATTTTTATATACATATATAGTAACAAATTATTTATGCGAATTTTTACTAATTTATGGGTTTCCAAACTGGAAATTTCGTTGTTTTTTACGTCACCAAAATGTATTATAATAAAACATTTTATATTAGCATATACGGTTTCAAAATGATAAATATATTATTTTACTAGAAATTATTTCCATTTTTTCTAGTAATTGGAAATCCTGTTTTTAGTAACTTTTTTATAAAAAATATGCTAACGATTTTTGAATGATTTTTTTAGGATTTACTGCATTATGATTTAAACCGGTTTTTCAATATTTTCCAAATATTTCTTAAAAGGATTTTGGAAAAAAGGACATTTATAAATGTCCTTTTTTACATGACCCCTCCGACTTTTTTTTGGGAATTTTTTTCGAGTATGATAGAACTTTTTCTCTTAGATTGATATATTTTTATCTACTACATAGTAGATGATTCAATAATTTGATAAAAAGTATTTAATCTTATTATTAAATACTTTTATACAGATTTGTCTACGACTATTTCTTTGAGAACATTTCGTTTTATTTTTTCAAAGAATTTTTCATCTTCTTCATTGGATGCACCTCCTAATGCTGCCTTATAATATTTTCTATATTCGATGTTGTCTTTAGAATCCAATGTGATACAATCAGGATGTTCTTCCTTCCATTTATTCAATTGTTGTAAGTTCTTATTTGCTATTTGATTAACAACCTTCTTAAATTTGGTTTTATCTTCGCTATCCTTATTCCATACATTATCATCTTTTATATAAAGAGTTTCCCTCTTTGCATCGGTACAATGCAGTGGTCGTTTTGTAGTATCCACATTATTCAGACGATTAATAAAAATTTGAGTGATTCCTTCTATAAATCCTACTTTCCCAGTGTTCTCGAAATCTTTCGTAGTTAATTGTAATGAATTTATAAAATCAGTTATATTCATCGCATCTTTACAAGTCTCATTTAAGAATACTTGGAGATTGAATTGATTATTCGTGGTATTATTTGTTGTATTATGTATCACAGATTGATTTTTTGACAATTCAATAATTTTATTATTTTGTTCTATCACTGTATTTTGAAATTCACTTGTTTTTTCCATAAACGTATTTTGTAATTCTTTATTTTGTTCAATTAAGAATTGTTGTATATCTTTACTTTGTTTAATAAACTCTATAAATATTTTGCTTGATATTATTTTATTATGTTCATTCGATAAATTACTATTTATTTGTTCATTGCAAGAATATGTACATTTTTTTCTATGCTTCCATAGCCCACTTGCATTTATAAAATGTTTATTACAATTATTACATACTTTATGTACATCTTTACATAATTCATTATTTAACCGTCTATGTTTTATCGTATTTTCGTGTTTTTCATATTCGCTCTTCTTCATAGTAGTGTAATTACATTTCATACAATGAAATTTTTCGAAATCATTAGGAGATTTTTGTATTTCCAAGTAATTTCCTTTATCTCTCTTTTTATGTTTCAGTGTCAAAATATGATTTTCATAATCGCGTTTATATGATGTAATATAGTTACATAAATTACATATATATTTATTGTCTAATATAGGAGATTTTTTTATTTCCATTTTGGATATATTATGGAACTAAAAAAATCTCCTAAATATAACTACTTAAAAAACGAAAAACGTTATGCAAACAACATTTTTTATGAAAAAATAGAATTTACTGCATTTACGTCACAAATGATTTTTTCACAATTTTCCAAATATTCTTTAAAAGGATTTCTGAAAATTGGACATTTATAAATGTCCTTTTTTACATGACCCCTCCGACTTTTTTTTGGGAATTTTTTTCGAGTATGATAGAACTTCTATGAATAAAAGGAATCAATATTCTTCTACTATAATGTAGACGAAACGATACTTTCATATAAAAATATTTACCAATCCCAACGAATAAATTATTTTGTAAAATTGATTTGTAGATAAAACTTATTATATATTTATAAGTTATAACAATGAATTACGGAGCATTTAATAATGATAATCAATTACCAATAAAAATCACCGATGAACCCAAGAATAAAGTCCAAACCAATTTGGCTTTATTTATAGAATCTATTAATGGAGCATTCCGGAAAGATAAAAAATATTTATATGGGTTAGTCGTCGGATTATTGTTTATCTTCACCTTACCATTTAATATATCATTTATTATGACAAATAATAATGGTTCAACCAATACAAATCTAGTTGAAGTCGTAAATCAACCTATCATATCCACAATGAAAACCAGCACAAGTAAGCCCACTTCATATCCTACATATTTAAATACGGATGATGATACTTACACTGATTATTATGACCAATTCGATTTAAGATTCACCACTTATCGTGATGGTTATGATGAATTGTCTTATTTCCTACCAAATGCGAGTGAAATTTATACATATAAAATATTAAAACCATATACTGGGGTAGTAGAACCTTATGCGGATATGTGGATAACGATTACTGCGACAGGCGATGATGATTCTAGTAAACAATATAAACATAAATATACCATATGTGATGAAGACAATAATTGCGATGAAGGCGATATAAGTGATTCGTCGTTTAATTATGATTGTGACCCGCTAAATGATGAATATACAATAACCGTGAAACAATATAATCCATTCAATGGTGAATATACAGGTAGAACGAGTGAAGGAAAATTATTATGTATGTATGTTAGACGTGAATTTAGGGCATTGACGGATGACGATTTAACGAAAACAATGGATGCAATGTATACTATGTGGAGTACGTTAGAAGAAGATGGGAAGTTAATATATGGTGATAATTATCACGATTATATATATTTATTGGAATATCACTATTTTAATGCGGCGTGGAAAGATGCTGACCACGTACACGAAGGCAATGGTTTCTTAGCACAGCATATAAAAATGACGAATATATTTGAAAAAGCAATGCAATCAGTAGAACCATCGATTTCCTTACCTTATTGGGATTATACAATAGAAACAGCATATGGAATAAGTGTATGGGAATCACCAATGTTTCAAGAAAACACATTTGGCTCATTAGCTTTGCCTAACAATCTGACGTGGGGGTGGTTATATGAAAGTAATAGTATAGATGATGGTAGAATACCCGATGGGCGTTGGACTGATGTAATGTCGGATGAAAATACCAAATATGATGAGTTATATTCGGCTTATGGATATATGCGAGCACCATGGAATATTAATCCATCCAAATATATTACCCGATATGTTTCGGTAGATAAAGATTTACCCAAATGTGATTCACATTATAAAATGTTAGAATATAGTGAAATCGAAGACTTTTTACAACAAATACCATATGCTCCACACGCATCTACACACGGCGTAGTAGGTGGTGTATTTGGATGTGATGCAATGAATGAATTACGAGAAAAAGGTTATATCATTGATATAGATGGGCAATTGAATTTATGTAAGAATTGGATATTTTATTTGAAGGAATTATATCGTGCGGATGTATTATATCCACCGACGGATTGTTCCAATACGGATGAAAATGGTGAATATTCGATAGAAAAGGATGACATATCGTGTAAATATGAATGTAGCCAGGAACGAATGGGAGTATTATCATTAATGTTGGAACATAGTATATTGAATAGTGATTATGACTGTGTTCCTGTGGATGATATGCCGGATGGAGGTTGGGATGCGTGGATAGAATTTATATGTCAAGGGGATGGAAGTAAGGTATTTGGCGGAGACCATTTAGAATCGGCATCACCGGCAGACCCATCGTTTTGGCCAATCCATCCAACTACGGAAAGATTATTACAAGTAAAATATATGTCGGGTGGTTTTACCACGGATGAATGGCCATCGGATGCATCGAATGAATATGTATGTAATAAAGTATCGTGTTATAATTCGGCAACAGATGATTTTGATATATCGGAAGAATGTTGTTATGGCCATTATCAATACGACCAAATGTATGATGCTACGAACAATGATAGAATGACCAAAGTCGGGCCGACGAATAATGATATACATGAATGGACGAATCCGACGAAAAGCTATTATGCAATGCCGTATATATATGATGGATTTACGTGGGACCATTGTTTAGAAATGGATATAGATATGGATGAATTGATAACGGAATTATATAAAAAAAATGTGTTTAATGTATCGACACCGGATTCGGAAAAAGGATGGTAAAAGGGGGTTTGCCCGACAGTGAAAGGGGTTTTGCCCGATAGTCAAAAAACGATAAGAAAAATCGAGTAAATACTTTTTTCTCCCGATACAATATAGAATGTTGAAGTGGGTAAAAGAATTATTAGTATCGACAATTGTATTATTGATATTAGATTTTAGTTATATAGCAATAAATCTACGTGCGTTCCAAGACCAAGTAACTACTGTGCAAAGAGTAGTTATGCAATTTAGACCAGCACCAGCCGTTATCACATATATATTGATGATATTTGCATTGAATTATTTTATTCTTAAGAACAATCGTTCGATAATGGAGGCTTTTTCGTTAGGTTTAGTGATTATTGGAGTATATGAAACAACCAATTATTCGATGTTTAAAAAATGGAATCCATATTTAGTAGTTATGGATACATTATGGGGAGGAATATTATTTGCCACAACAACGGCAGTTACGTATAATGTGCTATAGGTTTTTTACTTTTTACTTTTTTCACATTGATATTGACACCATATTTTTTACAAAAATCTTTGATTGATAATTGTACATCGTTATAATTACCAATATTTACGACTTGAATGGATAAAGGTTGTTCATCGGTTTCATAATTATATAAATTATGAAATTCTTCTTCGAGGTCTTCATTCTCGAATTCAATGGTTTTTTTATCGTGGTTTTGGGAACCTTTAAATTGTTGAACTCGAAATTCCCAGATAGGAGAACTATATGCATAATAAAGCCAGTTCGATAAGTATTGTGATTGAACTTGAAAGGGTGTCGTTTTGAATAATTCTTTGACTTCATTACGGAGTTTATATTTACAGCATTTTTGTAGCATAAAACGAGATTGATGGGGAACGTGAATCAGATTTTCATAAGGTTTGGTATCAATCATAGTGATTAAATATTTACCGGGTGTTGGTTGAGAAGGAATGGTGGTATCGCATTTGATAGAGAAATATTGTTCCATAAATACAGAGAGATTATAAGGACGAATGGCCATATTCCAAATCATTACACCGAGAATCCAGTGTTTATTATTATCGTTTTCGTATTCAGTAAATAAGCGGAGAATATAATTGTTGAATTTTGTGGTATTACAAGATAAATATAATTTTTCGTGGATATTGACGATGTATTGTACAGATTCATAGGTAAATCCGGAATAATAGAGTTCATATCCCCAGAATAAAGCTTCTCTTACATTATGTTCGAGAAGAGCGAGTAATAAGGAGTGACAAACTTGTTCTTTGGGGTATAAATAGCGGGTAAAGATTAATTCACTGAACTCGTCTTCTTGAGGAGGGTTGGGAGTAAATGTATTTTCTAGAGGTTGTTCGGTCATTTTGATAATATAATAATAAAATTCTATTTATTATTATTGGTGTTCAATTTTATTTGTCAATATTCTAATTACGATTTTTACGAGATTTATGCTTACGAATGGTTTTTCTGGCGTATTTTTTGGATTTAGATTTTGTTTTACGATTACCTCCAAATCCGAATATCGATAAAGTATTGGAATTTTTTACTGTTTTAGATTTAGCAACCGCGTTTTTACATTCATCAGCATTATCTAATTTAAATACTAACCATCTTCCTTTAAATGAATCATTATTTGACTTGTTTCTGTAATTATTTAAATATTGTTCTGTTTCGTCTTTATTTAATAAATATTGACCAGGGCTTATTAACAGTTCTTTATTAACTCTCAAAGGCGCTTCGTCATTATGAGCAATTGTTATATTTTCATCTGTAATGTCAATGAAACGAATATTGCCTTTGTTATTAACTATACAATTCCCGATAAAAAATCCTTCGATATTATTACCGTTTATCGCAAATAAGATATACTTATGTGGAGTAGTACCACCCATTTTATTGTATATTTTATCTGGATTTGCTCCTATATTGTATTTATCATTAGTTCCAAAAATGGTGAATTGACCATTTTTGTTAATTACAATACTTCTGCCGAAATTATCAACTGAAACAGCATTATCTATGTTAGTAGATTTATTAATTATGTCATTATAAGCACTTTGTAAATTTCGATTATTAGAGTAATTATTAAAGTCACATTGATTAGCTCGAACCATTTTTCCAAGAAATGCACTAACAATGTAACTACCTTCACCATATTTATAAAAATTATATAGGTAGTTTTTACGATTAACCTCGGTTAAATTAAATCGTTTCAATTCTAATTTGTCTTCATCGTTTGTATCCGAGTTAGACGCAATGTTTTTTCAGTGCTTGATACAGAGTTTGACCTAGTACTTGGTGCAGTGCTAACTGTATCACCAGTATTTGACCTATTTCTATCAACATTTGTTTTATTCATTAAATGATTTATATATTATATCTATAAAAAAATTGAAAAATAGGAAAGATATAATATATAGCCTAAAAGACAAATGACACCCCTTTTAATAGAACACATAAAAAACGATGATATAGAAAATGTAAAAGAAATAGTAGAAAAAAATCCAGAATTAATCAATGAAGTAGATGAATATAATATAAGTCCGCTTATGTATGCCGTTTCTGCCTATCATAAACCAAATATAGAAATGGTAAAATATTTATTAGAAAAAGGAGGAAACGTAAATCATAAAAACCGTGCGGGGGTTACTCCAATACATTACGCTATGGGTAATAAAAAAGACAATAATATAATAAAATTATTATTAGATTATGGTGCAGATGTCTATGCAATAAATGACATAGGTGGAACAGTAGAAAATTATGGAATAATATGGGAAAATGAAGAAGGATTGGATATCATTCGTGAATACAAAGCCATCAGTTTATAATAAATCATTAGAATCATCAGTAAAGGAATGAATAAAGCGTTTATAAAAACTTTTATATGTATTTTGTAATTTATCGAATTTCATATTGAATTTACCATCCATGGCATCAAAGGCAATGGATTCGACCACCGCTTTATCTTGTAACATTGTTTTCAACATAGTATTACGAGTCAAAGCATCACCAAACTTATTTTCCCAAAAATTACGATATGTTTTCACGAATAATTTACTTTTTTTATCACCGATGGGTAAAGCGAAAGTAATAACGGTACTGACATACTCACCGAAAATAACACGTGCGACTGTGGTATGGGGTAAAATGAATTCGTTTTCGATAGTAAGGTTGGTAACACCAAAAGCTTTTCTGGCGATAGAATCTTCACCTGCTTCATATAAATAGGTACTTTTATAATGATTGGGGCCAACCAATTTGGGAGGGTCTTCTCGAGTTGGATTGGGACGATTAATATTTCCAAAAGAATGTACAAAAGCGATATGCATAATATCGAGTGAATTTTCACTTAATATACGTGAATAACAATTATATTTCATATCGAGATGAACAACGGAACAATTTTGAGCGACTTCGGGTTCCACGTAAATATTATCATATTCGGGTGGTCTTTGCACAGTGATATTTTCCGAAAGATTAAAATAATGAGTGTTCAAATAAACCCAACCATTTTTTTCGATGGTATCATATTTGGAGACATCATAGATAGGTGATGGTTGAAAGCAAATACCGGGGACTTTCGTAAGAGTACCATTTTCGTTGAATTCATAGCCGTGATAAGGGCAAACCACGTGGTCATTGCAAATTTTACCGGAGGATAATGCGGCACCCTTATGAGGACAGGCATCATCGAGTGCAATAAATTTACTATCATCATTTTTCCATAATACATAATTACGGTTCCAAATTTGAATTTTATACGGTTTATTGCGAAGAAAATCTTTAGAAGCACCTACTACATACCATTGTAAATCATATTTGGTTTGTTCGGTGAGTTCTTTATAATTTAATTTTGGGAATTCAATGAGTTTGGAGGAAGGAAGCGAGTTTTTATCAGAAAACATTTTCGTGAGAGATGGAGATAGAGATACCACATTTGTAAATAGAAGATGTGAAATATAAATTAAACTGATGAATAGTGTTTTCATTTAGTGAATATAATAAATTATCTTTAAGTTATATATATAATTTTAATTTATGAATCGAAAAAACGGAAAACAAGAAAAAAAATCAAGAAAGAATTGTAAGAAAGGAGGAACGAAAGTGGGAGGAACGAAAGTGGGAGGAACGAAAGTGGGAGGAGGAACCAGAAAAATGAAGCCTATGCCTAATAATAAGGATAAATCACATATGGTAAAAATATTTTTAGAAATATTGAATATGGTGAAGTTATATCATTGGAAAACACATTCATATTCCCAACATAAAGCGACAGATGAGCTATATTCGAAATTGAATGAACATATAGATGAATTCGTGGAAGTATTATTAGGAAAAGATGGTCAAAGAATTAAGATGATGGAAAAAAGAATCGAATTAATCGACCCCAATAATATAAAAGATTTTAAATCGCGTATATATGATTATCGCACATTTTTAACCGAATTCAATATGCATTTCGATAGTAAGCGTGATAGTGATTTATTGAGTTTACGAGACCAATTATTAGCAGATATTAATCAGTTTTTATATTTATTGACATTGACTGCATAACAAGATAACATCCCATACAATCCAGGTAATACATTTAATCCTTGAGGGTATCTGCCGTGTATTTGAGAATAATATAATGATGAAATACGACCTCTTTGTTTACAAATATTTATTCGTTTTAATAAGACATTTTTCCAGTGGCGTTGTATAATACGTAACCAAAAAGTTTTTTTAATAATGGTGTAGGTATCATTGGGTAAAATTTGTAGTTGCATAATATCGATACACGGATTATTTACATAGATAATACTGAATTCAGATAGATAAGTAAGGATGGATTGAAATGGGTGTTTGAAGAATATTTTGGACGAAATGGTATTTAATAAGAGGAAATAGTGTTCGGGGCGAATAAGCTTACAGATACCGATATAATAATGATTCTGTTGTTTGGGAATATCGACGGTTTCGGCATAGAATTCTTCATATAGGTAATCTTCATCGGAATCATATTCGTTTTCACTAGGTGCGTTGTCAGAGTCGAAGTCATAAGGCATTTTCAAATCATAAAGGCATATTTTAGATTGTTTACGTTAGATTTGGAATGAGAAAATTCAATTTTATAGTAAAGGAAAAAGTATAATAGATATATATAATGTTAGGTAAAAACGAAGCATTTATTCAAGATACGCCAAAAGATAAAAAAGAACAAAAAGAGAACCCAGTACAATATTATGTAAAGTTCTCCTTTATGATTACGTATGTATTATTGATGACCACTGCTACGATTACTTTTATAGAAGCCATCCGAACACCTATACCCCAAGTTCGTCATGTTCTCAATTTAGAGACTTGTATTTCAGTAGTGGCCGGATATTTTTATTCTATATTCATAGGAAAAATAGAAGAGTATGGAAAGGCCGATAAAGTGATAGATTGGGCGGATATTAGTCAAACCAGATATATAGATTGGGCGATAACCACGCCCATGATGTTATTAACATTATGTATTGTATTGGGTATGAATACCAACACTCGTATCGATATTACCACAATGTTATCAATTATTGTATTGAATTATTTTATGTTATATGTGGGATATTTAGGTGAGAATAAAAAAATGGATAGATTTACAGCGATGATGATAGGTTTCATTGGATTTATAGCAATGTTCGGAATTATTTTTATGAAATTTGTGGCTCCAAAATTTGTGATAGATAATTATATATTATATGGAATGTATTTATCAGTATGGAGTGTGTATGGTATTGCATATATGTTTAATGAAGAATATAAGAATATAACAATGAATATATTGGATTGCACAGCGAAATGTTTGATTGGATTAGGATTATGGGTCTATTATACAAAATTAATCAAACTTTATTAATTTAGACATAAAGACTTTGTGAAGTGGTAATATATTTTAATACGAGACCCTCAATTTGAGATAATTTATGTAAGAGTTCGATTTGTCCGATTTGCTCACATACATTGGCTAGTTCTCTAGCAATAGTAACGATTTTCAACATACCTTTATTAAAATCCCCCACCGAAATGGATTTTTCAGCAATATCGTTTTGAATGAAATATTTACATTCGTATTCATCCGTGCAATCACACCATTTCATTGCGAAATCGATGATATCGAAAATGAGAGAATTTTCATATCGAATACCCGTATTGATTCCGACTTCGTATTCTTTATTTTGATAGTATATATACATATTCTGAACTTCTTTTAGTTTACTTTGTAGGAAAGCGTCTTCGGAATGAGGAACCGTAAATTTTTCATCATCCGGAATTTTAATATCTGTGTAACAAGAGAATAAACCCACCAATTGCTTTATAGAAAAGTCTATAAAATAATTATTATGAACCATAAATTTGGATATGATGAGCGGATGTACTTCAGCGATTCCGGAAGCAATGGTTCCCAAATCAGTAAAAGAATAATGGCGGGTATCGTCTATTCTGGATATAAAGCCTTCATCCACTAAAATATCGGTAATATATCTCGTTTTCGTTTCGATATAGGATTCCAAATATTTTAGATTATCACATTGTTTTAAATAGTCGTCTTCTAGTGCTAGAAGTTCTCTTACCTTTTTCATATCATCGTTGAGGCTTCGATATTGGTCTTGTATAGATTTCATCTCACGTTCAGCTTCTTTGCGTTTTTTGTTCTGTAACATTTTGATTGAATCTTCTAATTTTTTATATTGGATACAGGTGTCATATGGGGTTCTGATACTTTGTATAGTTATACGTTTATTATTTATTTTTTCTGATATAGTATCAATATCGATACGTTTTTGGTTCAATGATTTTATCAGCTGATATTGAACCATCGATTTTTCGGAGAAGTGATGAAAATCGGTGGTTTGCCCATTTTTAATAAGATTGAGAATGACTGGATATGAGATATGGAATTTCGAAACTAGTTGCTGTGGTTTCCCGGAAAGGATTTGTTTATATTCGGACATAGTGGGAAGTTGAAATAGATTATTGAGATGAATAACATTACCGATGGTATCAATTGACCGACGACCAGCTCTACCCGCCATCTGAGTATATTCGTGTGCGTATAAATATCTAGAATTATTACCATCGAATTTGGTAAGACTCGTAAAGATAGCGGTACGAATAGGGCAGTCGAGACCGATAGAGAAACTTTCAGTAGCAAATAAGAGTTTAATATATTTTTTAGAAATCATAAGTTCGACGATTTCTCTTAAGATAGATTGCATACCAGAGTGATGAATGCCGATACCTTTTTCAAGTAATGATACGAGAGAGTTGTATTCTGGTAATTCGAGGTATTCTTGGAAATTAGGTAATTTACGAATAATTTGTTCGCATTCACGGCGAATGGTATAAGGTATTTTGCTATCGAATTCTAGTAAGTTGGTGGTGATTTCTTTTGCATATAGTTCAACGTTTTTTCTAGAGAATACGAAAGCAATGGCGGGTAACATATCTTTATCACGTAGATGAAGAAGACAATTATTTAAGACGTGTGAGCGTTTCATAAAGGTTTGTTTCATTTCGAAGAATTTAATAACTTTTGATACGGTTTGAAGATTTGTTTCATTGAATTTATTATTTGCACTATTGAGTTCTATAAATGTATTGGTATTATCACGAATGAATTTTTCGAGTTCTTTATCTTTGAGGCCTTTGAAAGAAGCTTCGGTGGTGGTTAAGTAAGCATAATGAGTGAGAGGAACAACGCGGTGGGTGGAGGAAGCTAGATAGACAATTTTATTTTCATTATCGCTAGAATCTTTACCAAATCGGCCAGATTCAATCCATTTTGCAAATCCCTCCGGATTATCGATGGTGGCGGATAACATAACGAGTTGAATATTTGGCGGTAGCATCATTAGTGTTTTTTCATAGTTTTTACCACGTTCCAAGTCATTAATATAATGCACCTCATCAATAATAACACACGCCAATTCATTTTCGATGTTGATATTAAAATCTAAATTCGCTTGATTTTTTAAACAGTCGTTTTTATCATAACTGAAAAGAAAGTTCATTAATATTTCAGTAGTACAAATAACAACATCGGCATCGGAATTACAGGCAATATCACCGGTTCTTAATCCGAATTTGATATGAGGATATTTATTAGTGAATTCATAATATTTTTGATTGGAAAGGGCTTTTATAGGAGAACAATAGAATAATTTTTTACCTTTATTTACAAAATACTGAATCGCAAATTCCGCCGGAAGAGTTTTACCAGAACCTGTATGTGCAGTGATTAATGCATTATTACCTTCCACGATGGCTTCAATTGCGTGTTTTTGAAAAGGACTGAGTTCGTATGGGAAAACATCGAAATGTTCCTTATAGGTTGCTTCGTTTTCAGAAGGGTAATCGGTAGAGCAAATTTTGACCATTTTGTTAGGATTATATGAGAGCTGATTATAATAATGGGTAAAGGGAAATCACGAATCAATTTTGTAAGCGAAGCGACAAACGAAGTGAAAAGCGAAGTGAAAAGCGAAGTGAAAATCATCGCGGAACAAAACGAAGTAAGAAACCCAATATAGTTACCGAAAAATTGAATTTTTGATAAATATATAAAAAGAACCCAATATATATCGTATTATAATGTCTTCCAAAGAAGGTGATACCGAATTAATTTGTGCAGTGCGTGAATATGATTATAATAAAGTTGAACAATTAATAAACGAAGGTCAAATATATATAAACGAAAAAGGACGTTGGGGCAATACAGCATTACATTATGCCTATAATCGCGGAAATATAAAAATCATATTATTATTATTGAAGAATGGAGCAAATCCGTATATTCCGCACGATTATGGAAAAACTCCAGAAGAATATTCATTTATAGCAACGGGTACATATCAAAAATACGAATATGAAATAGAAGGAGCAAAATCAGAATATATAAAAAGTGTTGATATAACGCCTCTACAAAGAATGATAAATATATTCGTGATGTTATTATATCAAATATTTATAGTAATGTCATTTACAGCGGGTTCTAAAAATAAATTTATAAAAAATTATAATATAAAGCAAATTATGAGTGGAATGACAAGTGATTTATACAAGTGAAGATTTGAATCCGCACCCCTTGGGGGGTGATATGGTTCAAACTGTGACTGGTAACTTAGTTGTAATTTAATCCGCAGAGCTGATTAAATTTCAATGGTGTATATAAATAAAAAAATATGTACAATAATACTTTTTTATTTTCGAGTTCTTAATTTATTCAGAGTATTGGAGTATTTGATGAGTCTACAATTATAAGTTTTACTAATATCGGCAAAGCATTCGTTAGCATATTCAACTATAGGGTCAATCTCATATAGAATGGAGGTATCTAATGTATCGTGTAGATGTAAATGTTCCCCAAAACGAAGGATTATATCGCTTACTGTATTGATAAGTAGAGTATAGATATTATTGATTTCAGTATTTTTTAGATTACTTTTTTCACACTGTTGTAATTTAGTTTTGAAAACATTTTCATCGATGACTTTACGTAAATAATCGATGCGAAGCTGTTGATTTTTTTGTACATAGGTTCGTTGTTGAGTTTGCTGTGGGTCTAATTCAACAAATCGCATATGTATTATATTTCGGATTATGGAACCAGTCATATCACTACTTGGCTTACATAGCCAATGGTTATGGTATTTAGTAAGGAGTGTAGTACGAATATCTTCATATACACGGTGGGTTAAATGGTGGTGACCGCCGCAAGGAATATCACCGGGGTTACGAGGCACTTCACTACCATTTCTACGTAGCCATTCGAAATAATGTGGATTATGTACGACTTGTTCGATTCTACCTGTACGCCAATTGAAGGCGGTATGACACTGGGTACACCACATCTGATCGCATCCGTCAATTTTAAAAATCCCCGTACGGCAATTAGGACAAGGTTTGGTATCATTGGCTAGAAGCCGAGCAGTAGCAACATTATCTGGATTACACGTATGTTCGACATCACGAGTAAGGCCTTTTACTTCGTGACATTCAGGACAAGCCCATTTTTGACAAATACCACATTTCCATTGAGTGCTAAGAAAGCCACGGCAATCTGAATCGGGACAAGCACGAACGAATTCCGCACGTGGAGCAGGAGCATTACGGTTTCTATCTAGATTACGTATATCAGCTTCTAGTTCTCTACGACGAATATACATTTGATGTATTTCATCATCGAGTTCTCGAACCCTACCACGAATCTCATCCTGTTTTATCATATTTTCAACGATGGGTTGAGTAGCAGGTAATAAAGCTTTTTCTTGTTCAAATAATAATTGTTCTCGATGTTTTTTGAGCTTCGTGTTGATAAAAACATTTGTGAAATTCGTACTAATAAATAGTCGAGTCCATTCACGCCCACACGAATTACTCATACATTTGGGTACAGATTCATTGAGAATATATGTTTCACAGCATATTCTACAGGCTTCAAAAGAGCAAAAAGCACATACCACGAGTTTCCGTGTGGTTTGATTCGGTTTATTATCGCAAATGATGCAGTTGTTAGACATTGTTCAATTATATGTTGTTATACTTTATCAATATATAATCGTGAATCAATTTTTTTCACTATTGTAAATATCGTTGTAAATAGAACCAAACATCATCTTCGCATTTACAAACGGCGGAATCCCAATCTACTAAAAAACATAAGGGACGATGAATAAGATAAACCGAATTCATAATACTTTGGTCTTTACCGATGAATCTACCGATAGAAATAAAATGTTCCAGCATTTCATAATATTTTTTATGCCAAATGAGAAGAGTATCTTTAAATCCACCGAAAATAGGTGCACCGATACGATTGGTATGTTGAAAAGAAGGTAAATCACAAACATCAAATACATTTAATTCGGCCGATGTAAAAGGATATACGCTTAATAATAGAATTATATTACGGGGTAATCCATTTACTTTTTCGGCACTAGGCCATTGTAAAAATTCGGTATTTGGTTTTCGAAAACAGCCGATATCGACCCATAGAAAAAATTCACTACAAAAAGGGTTGAGTTCAGTAGCCCGTTTTAAGAAATTCGATTTTTCGGCCCAAATCATATAGAGTTCCACAGAATGCCCACGATTGATTTCAGAATCTAATAATAAATGTTTTTGAAAATCTTGAATATATCTATAACAATAAAATTCAGTCCAATTCGTTATGATAATGCGGGTATTATCGATATGTTCCTTTCTTAATTCTAATATAATGGAATAAGATTGTTCATCACAAAAAATAACCATTGGGTTTTGAATGGAAAGCATATTGGACATCCATCCTCGATACTTTTCGTGGCTAGCCTTGGATTTATTTAATTGGAAATACCCAGTAACAATAGTAGTTGTCATTTGTAGGTATAATTGTAAAACATTTATATTATTTTAATAAATGAAGATAAAAATAATGGAAGAATATATAGAAAGAAAAATGAAATTAATATTAATAGCGCCCGGAATGAAACCGGTTCCACCAGTAGGTTGGGGGGCAATAGAGAGTTTGATATGGGATTATTATGAAAATTTAAAAAAGCAAGAAGTAGATGTTTATATAATTAACACCGGACACTATGCTGAAGTGATTACAATATGTAATAATATAAAACCCGATGTCATACATATTATGTATGATGACCATATAAGATTTGTTCCGTTTTTAAGATGTAACAAAATATTATATACATCACATTTTGCATATATAACATCACCCAAATTTGGAGAAATTGCGGGTGATTATTATTATCCAAAAATTTTTAAAAAAGTGATTGAATATCAAAAAAAGATACAAGTAAATTCCATAAGTCCAATGATAAGTCAAGTATATAGAAACCACGGATTTACAGGAAAAATAAATGATATATGTAATGGTGCTAGAGAAGATTTATTCAGATATACATTGGAACCGAATAAATCGAATAGAAGTGTTTATGTAGCAAAGATAGAAGAAAGGAAATCACAATATAAATATCAATCTATTGCAGATATAGATTTTGTAGGAAATTATCATGATTCTACATTTGATAAAACAAATCCGAATTATTTGGGTGAATGGAGTAAGGAAACATTATATGAGAACTTGACAGAATATGGAAATTTAGTATTATTATCGAAAGGTGAAGCCGACCCATTAGTGGTGAAAGAAGGATTGATAGCGGGGTTAGGGGTAGTAGTAAGTGAATGTTGTATAGCAAATTTGGATTTATCGAAAGAATATATTACGGTTATACCGAATGATAAATTGGAAGATGTAGAATATATAACACAAAAGATAATCGAAAATCGGGAACATAGTATAAGTCATCGAAATGAAATAAGGGAATATGCAATGGAAAAATTTGCGTGGTCGAGTATTATACGGAAATATATTCAAGAATGTCTGATGTAAGGAAAATAATATAGATATAAAATACATATATTATTTATTGATAAAGAATGAAAATAGCATTAGTGGGGCCGGGTATATTACCGATACCTCCACCAGGATGGGGAGCAGTAGAAATATTGATATGGGATTATTATAATGAATTAAAAAAAAGGGGGATAGAGGTGGATATAATAAATAAAAAGAATGTAGTTGATATAATCAATGATTTAAATGGTGGTCATTATGATTTTATTCATATTCATTATGATAAATTTTACACAATCACCAAGTTTTTAAGATGTAAAACAGTAGCGATAACGAGCCATTATCCATATATAGATAAACTATTAAATCATAGACACGATGGTTATGATAAGATATTTTTATTTTTATTACAGCAACAAAAATATTATAATTTTGTCTTGGCGGATAAAGATATGAATACATTTATACATTGTGGTGCAAATAAACGGTTTTTAAGAAAAATAAAGAATGGAATAAATAGCGAAGTATTTGAATGCAAAGAAAAGCCGATATATGATAAAACAGTATATTTGGGAAAAATAACCCCACGTAAGAACCAGTCGAAATATCAAATGATAGAATCGATAGATTTTATTGGAAATTGTGATGATACTTCATTCGATACCGCCAGAATAAATTATTTGGGAGAATGGACAAGGGAGCAAATCAACAAAGAATTAACAAATTATGCGAATCTATTATTGATAAGCGAAGGAGAAGCCGACCCCTTGGTAGTAAAAGAGGCATTGATAGCAGGGTTAGGTGTAGTCATAAATCATTCATCTGCTGAAAATTTGGATAAAACGAAAGATTTCATCACGATTATAGAAGATAATAAAGTAAATGATATTGAATATATAAAAGAAAAATTGGAGGAGAATAAGAAGATATCGATAGAGAAAAGGAAGGAAATACGAGCATACGGCATAGAGAAGTTTGATATAAAAGTCGAACTGGATAATTATTTGAAAACGATAAATGAAATAATAGAATAACAATATAAAAATTTGATAACAAATCAAACAATATGAAATTAAATTTTACAAAAGAACATATTTTTCAATCGACAACTGAATTCTTATCTGATAATCCGGGAATAGCATCATTTAATGATGTAAGAGACCCACCTGGTAAGGAGCATTATTATTTTTTAGCATCATTAGGATTACAATTGAAAAACAAAAAAATTATGGAATTTGGGACACATCACGGAAGGTCTGCGTATACAATTCATTATGGAAATCGTAAAAACAATAATAATAATAAAATAATAACATATGATATCAATCGTATTATATTAGAAGGCATATTTGATAATACGAATATAGATTATAGAATAGAAGATTTATTTGAATCAAAGGCTCGAGAACAAAACAAGGAACATATTTTATCGAGTGATATTATATTTATTGATATCGACCCACACGAAGGTATAATGGAATATGATATGTATATATGGTTAAAAGAAAATGATTATAAAGGTATTATATTATTTGATGATATACACTTAGGGACAGGTCATATGGGCGTAACTACCGGAAATAGTATGCAACAATTTTGGGATAAGATAGAAGATAAATATAAAATCGACTTAACATCAGTCGGACATTGGTCGGGAACAGGATTAGTTTGTTTTCATTTCGAAAATCACGAAATAATATATGATAAACAGTAAAAAATAATAAAAAACTTAAAGATATCATTTTATATAATAAATAAAATGATAGCAGTATTGGTATATGGACAATTTCGTTCATTTAAATTAAATTTATTGAACAATTTACACGAGTTATTTGATGAAGTAAGTAGTGATATACATTTTTATTTTTTAACAGAAAATTGTCAAGAGTATCAAGATTATGAAAAAAACAAAGCAGAGGTCTTTCGAATAATCAATGAATATAAGAATCCAAAGAATATAATGTGTGAAGTAAAATATTTCGAACATTTGGATAGTTCAATCTATTATAGTTCTGTAATAGAACAACAAATATGTGAAGATTATAACAATATTCAAACACCATATAAGAAGGATGTTTTTACCCCCAAATTAATTTATAGACGATGTTTGATTAATGAAATAATGAATAGGGAAACCGGTAATTCACAAATAAAATACGATAAAGTAATATTTGCTAGATTATTTGATGCAATATTTAAACGTTGTAAATCATTGGAATTTATAAATGATGTAAATGATAATAAAATATATTTTGGTGTAGATACACTATTTTTAGGTAAGCAAGATGATATGAATATATTAATGAAAGTAGATTATATTCGTAACAAAATAATAATTAATAATGTATATGAATTTCATATTTTTTACATCAAACACGATGAATGTTTAGGTAAGATGTTACCGATGTGTGCATCAGAAACTATTTTTTCAGCAGTAATATTTAATCATTTTTTAGATAGATGTCAAAATCTACGCTTTGATTATTCAAGAGATGGAATATCTAGTGAAGTATATAAAGTAGATGATGAATATGACGGATATGGTATTGCAAACAATGGTGTTCGTATCAATACAGAAAATTATGTAGTGATTATATTAGACCCTAAACGAAAAGTAGCAAAATATTGTTTATAGAATAATATATATAAAAATGATTTTATAAATATTATTATTATAATGATTATAAAATTAGACACTCTTGTTGAAAAATATAATATTATTTTAAAGGGCGTTTTACACGTAGGTGCACACGAATGCGAAGAGATTATGGATTATGATAAATATTTACCTCGAAGTAAAGTATTATGGGTGGAAGCATTAGAAGATAAAGTAGAAGAATCAAAACAAAAGTATCCAGATATAAATATAGAACAAGCTGTCGTTTCTGATGTTATAGAATATGTAAAATTTAATCGTTCGAATAATGTGCAGTCGTCATCATTTTTAGAATTAGGTTTACATAAATATTTTCATCCGAATATTCATTATACCGAATCGTTTTATGTCGAAACAAAGTTATTAAAGGATATAATAAAAGGTTACGAAATACCATTTAATTTTATTAATTTAGATATACAAGGAGCAGAATTAAAGGCATTGAAAGGTATGGAAGAATATTTACAGAATATAGATTATTTATATAGTGAAGTAAATTCCGATTATGTATATGAAGGATGTGGGTTAGTAACAGAAATGGATGAATATTTAAAACAATTTAATTTATATCGTGTAGAAACAGAATGGGCTGGTGAATGTCGTTGGGGTGATGCTTTTTATATACGTAAAAATCGAATTGAACAACCGATTAAAGTAATAAACAATATTTTTGAGAAGTATAAAGACCTATTGGAAAATGCAATGAGTTATTATTGTAAAGACGAAGACTATATAACACATTTTGGGCGAGTGCCAAAAACTAGATATGATACATTTAAATATTGTTTTGAATATGTCAATAGCTTACCAATGAACCAAGTAGTAAATATAGTGGAATTGGGAACGAGTCGTAGTTTTGTAGATGGTCGTTTTCCAGGTTGTAATTCAAATAATCCTGTTTTTTGGGAACCAAATAATCCAACCATATGGGATTGGAGTGCCGGTCATTTTACACGTGTTTTTAGTGAATGTACAAACCCCAATGTAGCATTACATACAATTGATTTAATCGAAGACCATATTGAACGATGTAAAGTAATGACTGAACCATTCAATCAAAAAATACAATATTATGTGATGCCTTCAGAGCAATTTTTATCACATTGTACTAGTAATTGTATAGATTTATTATATTTGGATACGGGTGATGTAAATCCAGTAGAACTAACTGCACAATTACATTTAAGAGAAGCTAAAATAATAGTAGAACGCGATTTATTGCGTAATGGAGGTTTAATTTTAATCGATGATGTAAAAAATTTGGCTTCAAAAATGGATGCAAAAGAAGAATCTAATTTCGGTAAGGCGAAGTATTCAATACCATATTTTTTAGAAAATGGTTATGAAATAATCATAGATGAATACCAAGTCGTATTAAAAAAAACTAAATAATATATATTATATTCTTCGTATAATATATAAATGCAAAAAAACATAAAATATATTTTAGTAACAATTTTCGTTTTATTAATAATATTATTCTTTTTAAAATATTCGAATGCACTTAATAACGGTGAAGGGTTTTACACAAACGGCAATATATTGAATAAAATAAAACCAGGATGTGACCCAACACATCCATTAAGACACCCTACAAAAGATTCTAATAATTGTGATTGTAGTGGTAGACATCTAAATGAATATGCATTATATAACTCAAATGACGACCGATTGTATGATAGCATAGTAAAATGCAAATATGTAGAAGATAAAAAAAAATCCGAATGGACAAAGGTTACTAATGAAATAAGATATAATTCAGATAGTTATAAAAAATGTAATAATACCCCTCATCAGAATGCTGGTAATGTATATCGGAATATTCGTAATATGTTTCAGCATAATAACAATCGCCGCAATACCCCTCATCAGAATGAACCCAATCGAACTGGTATCGAATATGCTTGTCAACCCCAGAATAATAGCAAGACATTTGCGTTATGGAATGGAAACAAATGGATCACTGGAAAAAAAATAAATAATGTATCATATTATGATAATGCTAAAGAGTATGAATGGATTAATGAAAAAGAAAATTCATCAACCATAAGTAATAATTTAGCACAAGGATTGAATAATATAGTAATTGCGCCGTGAATAATTCGTAAAAATATAGATTTCTCAGAATTACATAAACACGTTATTGTATAATATTTTTCCATAGATTCATATTGTTTTCTTCAATTAATTTACCATAATGCCTACACCAAGCTTTTTTTTCATTAATAGTTTCAGATGATAAAGTGCGAATTTTATAAATCATGTCAGCGATAGAATCAAAATAAATACGACATTCGGTGTATCGATACCATTCACAAAATTTGATTAATTCATGATTTAAATGACCAAATGGGCAATTAAACCAATAATTCGTATTATTATTTTTAGTAGGGTGTAATTTAATAAGAAATTCTTCACTGGGTAAAAAAACGATGATTTCATTTTGGATTGTTTCAAATGTAATCAATTTCGAAAATGCATCTGGGAATGTAACAAGTGCTTTACAATATTTTAAATCCGTTGGATGTTTATATCCACCATTAAAGTATTCGATTCCATTTTCTTGAAAAATCGCTTTCAAAATGAAAAAGTTATTATCGTTACCATAAATAGGAATAAACATTTTATTGTTTAGTTCAGTAGGGGATTGATACATTTGTGATGCGTTCGAATCTTTGGTATAACTAGCTTCGAGTTCTTGTAACCCATCTACATAGACATCCAAGTTCCGTTGATTAATACCAATGGGAGTAATGGTAGGTAAGAAATGATGAATACCTCTCGAACTACACCAAATGCCTTCGAAATCTGAATAAGGGATAATTTTGAATTTCTTTTGTTGGTCGATTGCTATTTTATTGAAAATTTGATAAAATGAATGGTCTTGTTCCATATTATAATCAAATCGATTACAAATCCATACAATGACTGTTGGTTTTAATTCATTTACGTGTTCCATAAAAATACGAGATAAGGGAGCAGTGTCAGATGTGACGATATAATCAAATTGATTGAAGTATTCACGGCGTAGGTTCCAAATCGTTTGAGCCAAAATTTTCGTGATATGAAAAATACCTTTGGGGAATTTCCAGAATTCATATTCAGCACCCAATGTATGATAAATATATGCGTGGTCTCGCATACAACCGATATGATGGGAAATATGTAAAATTTTCATTATAATAAATAAAGCGGATTATCTTTATTTACATTACTTAACATTATAAAAAATTGAATAGCTTATAATTGTAACAGTTAATATCATATAAAAATCAATATGATAGAACCAACGAATACAATGACTCAACGGAATGTAAGTAAGCAGTTAGGAAAAAATATGATAAAAGACCACGATGTAATATATAATGAAATAGAAAAACGAATCGGTCTGACAAAAAAATGTAATTTTGGATTAGTTAAAGGAAGTAAAACTGGTGTTAAACACGAAGGAGACCAAGAATTACCGATTCGAGATTTCGAGTTACGTGGTGTAATATTGAATGAAAATAATGAAGTTATAATTAGTAAAGGTAGTGATGGATTACAAGGGTTTTGTAAATGTTGTGAAAAAAAACGAAGAAGAGCCCGAATAGAAATAAGTAAAAAAGATTTTAATGGTAAAACTATGGAAGAAATTCATAAAATATATATGGAAAAATATGGAAAAAACACAAAAAAATGTTCAAGGTGTGATAATGAATTAGAATTAAAAAATTTTAATAAATCAACTGGAATGGAATGTGGATTACATAACATATGTATACAATGTTCATCTGAATACGGAAATTCTGCAGGAGACCGTATAATTATATATTTACCCGATAGTCCAAATTTCAAATATAATAAAATAAATATTGAAGACCACGATGACCATATATTTCCAATATCACTTGGTGGTACAAATGCTGAAATAAATCATCAATGTATATCGGCTGAAGAAAATTTATCAAAATCAAATGATATTATGTTTTTCGAAGATATAAAAAACATAAATCCGTTATACTTATGTAAAAGATATCGTGATATTTTGTTAGAATGTAATGATTTGTCTACACTAAAGATAAAATTATCACAAGCAATATATAATGATATATTAGTAAGAAGTAATCTCAATGATGACGAATTAATTATATTATATTCAAAATATTATAAAGAAAACAATATGCGTAGTAATGTAAAACGTGCAGTAAAAAAATTGCGAGACTATTGTAAACAGCGTAAAATAGGTCAAATGTTATAAATACCATCTGTAAATCTTTTTTTAATTATATCCGTGATGTCTGGATTTAAATCACATAATATACATTTACGATTCAATTTATCACCAACAAATCCCGTCGTTCCAGAACCACATACAGGGTCTAGTATATAACTATTTTCATTAGAATATATCTTGATAATTCTTTCTAGTAATTTTTGTGGTTTCTGAGTCGGATATAATCGCGGGTCTTTTGAAGTTCTTGTAATAGAGTGTATATCATTCCATAAATTTGATAATGGAACGCCTTTATGTTCGTGTTTATAAATTTTAATATACATATTTTTTTGTTTAACTGCAAAATGTATTCTATTATCTTTAATAAGATTTTCAACAACATCTTTTTGTAATTTCCATCCATATTTATTTTCATACGTAACACCATCTTTTTCTATAGCATACATATTACCGATTCTAGTTCTATCGTGTTTTAGTGCTCCTAAACTATATTCACCTCGTGAATCTTTATTTTTAAATGCCCATACACTATCTTCACTTATCGGAGTGGTGACCATATTAAAAATACCATTACCATTATTACAAACAAATATAATATCTATTACTTCGCCTAATTTATTTTTCACTGTATTTTTACCATGACATCTTTTCCAATAAATTTTTTGTATTTTTTTGAAATATTTACGTAAAACGGTTTCAGCAACGAAACTATTTTCAGATGAAATATGAAATACTATTGAACCATTATTTGATAATAATTCTTTTAATTTACAAATAACTTTATCAATCCATTCCATATATTTCGAGTCTTCCCATATATCAGTAAATCCGGTATTATCATCTATGCTATTTAAAGTAAATGCTCTATTTGTTTCATAAGGTGGGTCTAAATATATCAAATCAAATTTTATATGTGTAGTATACTTCATAATATCTGTATTGAAAAATACTACATTTGAGTTTATTTCAAGATGTGAATTATTTGACTTACTGACAATAGGAATGGTTGAAAGTTGTGAAGTTGATTGTGTAGTATTAATATCCAATGGCGTAAAAACATTCGATAATTCGGTAGTAGGAGATGTATTTTTTATATCTTTACACATTTCAAATGTGCAAAGTAACGGTTCCATTCCACTCATAACCGCCCGATTCTCGGTCGTTTTGAGCGTGCAATGGTGTAAAGCATTTTCGATTAGAACTATTAATTCAGATTTATTTTTAGATAAATATTTTTTTATATTCAATTCCTTGCATAATTCTAATAGTTCCGTTTTACTTTTATTTACTAATTCCATTTTTGTCAATAATATCTATCTATTATTATATAATAAATATTCTTCAATTTTATATTTATTATATTTTCACGAATTGTTTTAATTCGTCCGGAAAAATACCATACCATCTTTTATACTGATGTTGAACGGCAATGGAAGGGTTTAATGTGTTACAGTCATAATGACCTTCATATGGTCCAATTGTGCCACCGTTTAATATTACTAACACAGAAAAAAAAAAGTCTTGTCCCAAATCGCTTGGAAATTTATAATTCTTCCAATTTATTAAAACGTCTGTAATAATTTCATCTTTTTCAAATGCCTGTAGTAATGTTTGTTTATGAAAAACTGAACCACCGTGTCCAGTAATCTTATATATTTTATTTTCTTCTATAAAAGGGTAGAAACGTTTCAATTCTATATTACTTTTTTCATTTATGCGATTTGGACAAAATCCATTAATGCTATACTTAAACGTATCAACTATAGGTTTATTAATACTGACATCATCTTCTAACCACATTACGTAATCTTCTTTACATAATAAAAACGCATCATATATACGTTTTATTAATAATTTACTATTTATGATATGATTGCCACTATCAAGGTCTTTATATGTAAGTAATAATTGTTCGTTATCATGAATATAAATACAGTTAAATAATTTTGCCATTTCACTATAATCATAACCATTATCTGATAATAATATAACCGTGCAATTTGGATAATATCTTCGTAAGCTTTCCAAACATTTAAACGTAGCTAATGGGTTTTTATAACACTGTAAATATACACCAAAAGGTTCAGCCATTAAATAATATATTATGTAAATTCTATATATTTTTCATAGATAAAATAAAATTATACCAATACCCTAGTGATAGTTTTTCATAGGCAAAATCACGAATTAAAAAATCAGAATAGGTTTGATTCAAATAATCTTCCGTCAATAAATCATAATCGTGATAGCTATCGATAAACAAAATGGGTAAATCGGTAAAATGCTCGTAGCCACCATATTTTTCAACAATCGGAATACAACCTAAACAAATACAGTCCCATAATCGATATGTATCGATTCCACACCCACGAGGACAAATCGCGAATTTACTTTTTGAAATATTTTCATAAAAGTGGTCGATATTCATTGTGTTTCGATTTACTAAATCCGCTGAAACAATGTTGTCATAAAAAATAAACGGTTTTTTTTTAATATATTCGACCACTTCATTTCTTGGATTCCCGAACCATCTATCAATACATAATCCAAAATTTGCATAACATAGTTTCTCTTTATGGTTGGTTTTGAAATGAAAATGATTAAATTTTGGAAAAACACCGATAGGTACCGTTAAAACATTTGGGCTATAGATAGATACAGCGTGTACAAAGACTTTTAAGTTATTTTCTTCGATAATGGGTATTAGCTGTGTATGAACTTTATCGATATACTTGATGTCCAAATAATTCGTAGGGAATTTGGAAAAATCCGCGTATTTATCATAGCTATAGGGTTTTTTGGGAGGTGGGAAATCAATATCAGGACTTGATATAAAAACCACTTTGTTTTGAACATTACGAAAAAAATCTATAACATTTTCGTTTTCCAAAAAATCTTGTGAATAATGTAGATATATAAAGTCGCTATCATTATTCGTAAAATAATGAATTAAATTTTCATATTTATGTAATGTAAATATATTTTCAAGGGTTAAAACATTTGGAGTATGGATATATTCTAATAATTTCATTCGTAGAATATATTGTTTGTTATTTTCTAAGTTTTTTATTCTATATCTTTATTACAAGAATCCACAACCTTCGTTCATTTCTATCAAAATATTTATTATAATTCCAAAACTTTTAATAAATCTTGAATGCGATTCAAATAGGTATGTTTTTCACGAACGAGGCTCATTTGTACTCGAATTAAATCGTGGTTGTTTAAATGCGGTATAGCGTCGTAAAAGAGTTGTGTTTCATTTTCATTATAAATAATTGTTTTATCTAATAATTCATATGCGTGTTTCGAATTAGTAATTCCCAGATGACCATAACTAATGGATTTGAATAATCTACAAGCGATATATCCATTTTGTTTATGACAAGTACCAGTTTCACCCAAAGCTACTTTATTAGGGTCTCCAGATGAACGGAAATCGGGCGACATTAACGATTTCATTGTATGTTCTTGAACAACTTCAAATGGTAAAGGATTTGCCCAAGGGTCATTTACTTCTATTTCAATTCCATTTTTAAAACATTCATTAAAAAATAAAGCAATTTCTTTTGTATTCATATGATTTGCTGTACCAAACCAATATATTTTGTTTTCTTTAGGATGTGATATATATTCTTCTTTTATTTCTTCTGGTAATAAATCAGTAGCCCAACAAGTATAAATACATTCATAATCCATTGAAATGGGATTATCATGATGTTTCGCTATTCCACCATTATTCGAAAGTTTTTCATAATAGGTACAATCACTTATTTTTATACATTTCGATTTATCTAATATATAATTATAATTACAATCTTTAATCGAATCTACCAGATAGCGAATCTCAACAAAACGTTTTACATTACCAATATACACTTCAGGGTTTCGTGCGATATGTACAAAATAAATAGATGTTTCCATGATTGGAATATTATTATCAGCATAGCCTTCTGTTATAAATAGACAATCATTATAATCAAAATCGATAGGAAAATTATCATCACTAAACCAATGAGTTTCATAACCCATAGCAGCAAATGCTTTCACCCATCCATAATGAATATAACTATGGGTATGAGTATGTAAGGGAAATCCCCAAACAATTACTTTTGAAAACATTTTTTTATTTTGCGATAGTATATTTAATAAGAATATTGGTTTATCACCTCCAGTGATTAATGAAAAAATGTTTGTATGACGGTTACATATAATAGCTAATGCTAATTGTTCATTGTTTATATTCGAATTATTCAACATATTATTTACAAAAACATCTTCGATTTGTTGAAGCATAAAATCTATAATTTCTGTATTACCACCAAACATACCGCCATATATTAAATTATCTGCTTTCCATATAAAATGGTCATCGATATTATATGTTAATATATCTTCTCTACATTGTGCTATAAATTTATTATCATTCTGTTTTATAATTTGAATACCAAGTTCGGATGGGAATGGAGAATGTATATCTATATTTGAAAAGAATCGAGAAGCGCCTGCATCTAACCAGAAAAAATAACTACTTTGAAACGGATTTATATGAGACGCTAGTGAAAGAAAATGAAATTTGGAATATTGGATAATATTATATTCTGGTAAAACACATTCGACTCGATTAGGAAAAGCTATTTTATTTTTATATTCATCACTTTCAATGATAGTTTTCATTTGGTCATAATATTTATAGAAATATAAATCAGAAAATTTCATAATCATTATATAAGTAGCGTATGTTGGATTACGATGTTGGATAAAAAAGTCTTTGAATTTTTCCTCAGTGACAATAAACATATTACAATTTAATTTCATGGTTTCTTTCATCCAATTCAAATAATCATCTATTTTTCTACCATCACCTTTTTCTTCACGATTTATATCAAAGAAAGCAGTAACTATAGTTACTGGATTTTCCATTTATAATATATATTGTGTTTTTTTTATATAGATTTTTCGAATGTTCTCAAATCAATCATTTTCTTTATGTAAAACTTGGGAAATAATATATATGGATAGTCTATATATTTTAGCATAATAATGGAATATCAATCAAATAATTCAATGTATGGTGTAATACAAGGTGTCTCTTATGGACAACAAGAAAGAGTCGATGAATTAAATCACCGTATATCATCTAGACATTTTCCAGATGTACCATTACAACCTAATTATGACCCACGTCCAGTGCCTACCAAATATTCTATATTTCCAATCATCGATAGAAAAACCCCGGTAAAGGAAGTGGCTTTACCATATCCGAATTATTCAACTAGTTATTTTAATCCAGGCACTGCAAAAGCACCACCGTCTGGATTCGCATCGAATGTTGATACAGAAACTATATTACGTAACCAAGCATTTGCATTACAACGTGCAGACCAAAATGTTTATGTACCTTCATCGAGTAGTGATTTATATAAAGTAGATATTGTCTCTATACCTAGTGAACAACCATATCCATTATTATTTTCTAGACTTACATTTGATAATAAAGTACATCCAAATAATGAATTCGGAAACATCGGCAATGAAACATTTTTCAATCATACGAGAACCCAATTAAGAAATATGTAAATGTTCTCAATATATTTTATAACGAAATAGTATAAGATGTTTGAAACGATTTATACTATTCTAAAATCAAAAAATACTGGTACTTTTTATTTGAAAGTTCTCATTTTATTATTTATTATTTATATTTTATATTTGATTCTAGTGAAATTTAAGAGACATAATCGAGAACAAGAAGGATTTACTCAAAGAGAACCTTTTATTTTAAAAAGAAATGATAAAATTTATGACGATTTTTATTCACACGTTTATGATGATATTCATATACCCAAACATAGAGTAGGATTTGAATTGATGCATATGATTAATATAACAGAACCTAGTTCTCAAAATAGTGTATTTTTAGACATAGGTTCTGGAACAGGTAATGTAGTAAATGAATTGAAAGAGGCTGGTTATAAAGCATATGGTATCGATAAATCGCACGATATGGTAACGAAATCTGAAGAAAAATATCCCAAATGTAATTTTAAATGTGCCGATGTGAAGGAGCCGATGACATTCGAAAAATCCATATTTTCACATATCATTTGTACTTATTTTACGATTTATCATTTTGAAGATAAGAGAACTTTCTTCGAGAACTGTTATTTTTGGTTAAGACCCAATGGTTATTTATTACTACATTTAGTAGATAAACAAAAATATGATACATTAGCACCAGTAGCCAAAATAAGTTTAGATAAGAATCCGCATAATTATGCAAGTTCTCGAATTACAGATTCTATTGTAGAATTTCCTGATTTTGAATATAAATCTATTTATAAATTCGAGAACAATACAAATCGAGTAAATAAAACCGAAGTATTCAAAGATAATAGAACATCAAATATTCGCCAGAATGAAGAAACACTTTTTATGGAGAACCAAGAAGAAATATTAGCTATCGCATCAAATGTGGGTTTTATTATAAAAGGTAGATTCGATATGAAAGAATGTAATGATGACGAGAACCAATTTATTTATATTTTGGAAAAAATTTAAAAATTCATTTCTATACTGTTATTATAGATATGAATAATTGTCATCGAATGTATTCAGAACCACCTGAATATGACCATAATTATCTTTATTATGATTGTTTTTATGAAAATGGAGTTTTCAGATATATCGAGAACAAAAACATTCATAGAGCACATAATATTACGCCGTTTGTGAATAACTCGCCTATACCTGGTGGAGATGACCGTCTGCGATTACGAGTGCATAAATGTTATCCAACGGTAATTCATCCCGTGCTTTTATACGCCCAATATTCGATGAGTTAACGTATCTTATCGAAGTATCTTATCGAAGTGTCTTATCGAAGTGTCTTATCGAAGTGTCTTATCGAAGTGTCTTATCGAAGTATCTTATCGAAGTGTCTTATCGAATATATTTACCTGAACGAGCGAATGAATCCACCACGAATATGATAAACATACCCAAAAATGTATATAATATAAATTCTTCGGTGATATTATTGGTTTTTTCAGTTTGTTGTTCTTCTAATAAATGAATCATATAATTTATTTTTTCCATAACCTTATCATTGGCTAGACCAGAAACATCAATGGCTTTAGGAGTATTAAATTTTAAGGGTTGCTCATAACTCATTCTATAATTACTTAGATTATTGACATTAGCATCATTCGCAGAATAATTCATATCTTTTTGTTGGTTCATAGCATTTAGATAAGAAATCTTAGGAACACTATATTTGGGAATATCCGTGTTATCGGAGATATCTTTTTTGGAGTTCATAGAAGGATTCGGCAAAGGATTAAAATTACCCATTCTATCATCGTTATTATCGACTGATGTTATTTTATTCAATACATCATTTACACGTGTATTGCGGTCATTTACTAATTTTTGATTATCTTCTATGCTAGTTGGCTGTAAATGGGTTGAAGGTTCTTCTTGACCGACATAATCATCAGAAGAGTCTGATTGAACAATCGGATTCTTCTTGATGGTACGTCGCATCGTAGATTGACGTTTTTTATTATAATTATTATCATCATTTATCCATGTCGAAGCAGTTGTAACTAAAGACATAATTTATATATTATTTTATATTTATACTTAAAATTTAAATAGATTTTATTCTTCAATAAAATTACGTTATTGACCCAAAATTTATTCTTCCATAAAATTACATTATTGAACAAATTTTATTTACAAAATGTGCTAAATAAAATGTTTTAATAATATAGTAGGAAATGGATGCAATAATTAATCAATTTATTCCAATAATTATAATATTTATACTATTATCACATCCAGAAACAGTAGCAAGGTTCAGTCATTCTATTTTAGGGAAATTTATAGCAGTATCAATCATTATTTATTATAGTGGTCTGAATAAATACCTAGGCATATTGGTATGTGGTTTAGTTATATTTTATTATCAAACAGATTATGTAGAAGGATTCGATTTATTACATAAAGATGGATTAGAGAACATATATCAAAATCCTATCATTGATAATGCCGTTATCAATAATGTCCTCGAATCCACAGGTAATAATATGACTACTTTATTGAATAATAGTTATAAACAATTCACTTATTATGCTGATTTATATAATGATGTACCTAAACCTAAAGTAAGTTCTCCATCAGAAACAGAATTTCGTACAGAATATTGTGACGAAAAAGGTAATATGACATATAAAAATTCCATTATCAATTTAGAAATGATATCCTTTTTATTTCCGGAATTAAATTTCGATAAGGGTAAATGTAATCCATGTAGTAATACTTGTAAGTTCTCGATTATAGAATCGAAATTAGAAACACAAGAAAAAATGAAGCCAATTAGCACAATAGTGTAAAAAAATAAAATATCTATATATTGTAGTATGAGTAAAATAGAAAAGTTACCGATAGAGAAATCTATAAAAGAACTATTTAGTTATTTACACGAAAATGTTACACATTTAAATAATAGTAAATTATTTGCCGGATTGATGATAATCATATTGAATATAGCATCCAAATTTGTTACCTTTAAATTAAGTAAAACAATGGAAGGATATTTAAAATATACATTTAGTAAGCAAATCTTGGTATTTGCAATGGCGTGGATGGGTACGAGAGATATTTATGTTGCTTTAACTATGACTTTATTTTATATAATAATGACAGAATATGTATTGAATGAAACCAGTATGTTTTGTTGCTTACCCGAACAATTTACGGATTATCACGTAGGATTGGTAGATAACAATTCATTAACGGATGAAGATATAATGAAGGCGAAGGATGTTTTAGATAAACTGATAGAGAAAAATAAGAATTGCACGGCGAAAGAATCGAAATAAAAAATATAATGATAATATAAGTATTGTAAGAATAATTATATTAGATGAATTTTGACATTGAAGAATTGAAAATAGTAATGAATACGAATATTAAGGGTACGAAAATACCATTAACCAGTTCAATACTATATCATCCGGATATAACAGATAAAGCCAGTTTAAATTTAAATGAATATCCGTATTTTACCTTTGATGTGGTGTATCCGAAAAGTACATTGGAATATTTATCTTATCCAGAACGTTTGAAATTTTTTTTTAATAAAGAAGAATTCCAAGAACGTTTGAATGCTTATTCTGGAAAAGTATTGAAAAATGTAACTGAATATAAAGGTGGTTCAAGTGATAGTAAGGATAAGAGATATGAAGAATATTATAAAGAACGAGATTCGAATATTCAAGAAAACATATTGACGATGTTGGAAATATTATTACCAACGAAATTTCCTGCAATCAACGATTTGACTACATCATATGATGCTATATTTGGTAAATGGTCATATCGTCCATTTACGATGAATCCGATTATTAAACGAAACTTTTCATATATTAAGAATGGTGGTAAAACATATACTTTTAAAAAAATAGTATGGTTAAATGATATTGTGAATAATCCGGAATATAAAAAATTATTAGAAGATTATCGAAAGTTCGATGTATGGTCAGAGGAAGAAATTGGTCGTAAATCAAACTCCTTTGCGAAATCATTTGATAAAACATTGAAACAGATAGAAGAATTTGTTGATTATACTGTTGAAGTTATCAACACTATCAGTTCGAATGCTACGAAAGAAAAATTAGCTTTAATGAAGACTGGCGCTGGGACGTATGGTGATATGCCAAATTTCTTTGGTACATTAAAATCAATATTAACCATATATTATTTAATACAACGTATCAACGGAAAGGAATACGAAGGTATCATAGAAACTATTAATAAATATACAATTGAAGAGAAAAAAGAATTATCTAAAGATGCTCTTATTCAAAATATGATAAAAATATTGGCTGATATTAATACAAATTATTCCAATGAAAAAAATAGTGATAAGAATATATTAATTGAAGCATTATTAAGTTTTAACAAAAAAAACGATGATAAGATAAAAAAAATAGAACTTAATAATGTTGATTTTTTATATTACATACAAGGAGTAGCTAGTTATAATAAATTAGATTTTAAAAATAGAGATAATCCAACAGTAAATAACTGCATTACGCAAATGAATTCAATTATTGATAGCCTAAATGCAAACGAAAACCAGAGTGCGTTTCAAAAATATAAGTTTGTTTTGGATTTAAAAACCAAACCATATTCTTATATGCAAAACCAATATGAAGCCATTTTATCGAGGGAAGGGCAACAATATCGTAATTTTGCGTATATTACAATGAGTCAATATCGTCGTCCATTACGTGAATCTACCAATTTTCAATTACAAAATTTATTAAATATGGAAGATGAAGAATCCACGATGGAATGTTATGATTTTTTAAATAAAATTTATAGACATTATATGAAGAATGATACGAATATCAAATTTAAAGAAGATGAAAAAAAATTATTAAAAGTGGATTTGAACTATGTGAATACAAATACCACGGCTGGACAGCGTAGAGAAATCCAATTATTAGTTGATTTTATTGAAGATGAGGTGAATGACGCAAATATGAATAGTTTATTTTGTCCGTTTGTCGGAGAACATTTGGGGAATGAATTTGAATATTTATTTCGTATGTTTCGTTTTGGTAAAACAGGTAAAAAAAATCCGGATTATTGGAAAGTAAATAAGAATCGAATGTTATTTTCGGTGAAACAGATGAAAAGTGAATTTTTGAATCGTGAGAATCCTATGCAAAATGTTGCAAAAAATCCTGTACAAAACTTTTCACAGAACCCTATACAAAATCCTATCGAAAATGTTGTAAAAAATAAAACCAGAGAACAATTAGATTCATTTTTTATGGATAGAATTATTAATGGAGATAAAGATATTCGAAAAAATGTCGAAGAAATGAATAAATATAATATAAAAGACCAATTGTTTGATAATAATATATTGAATAAAGTTAAAAAGGATGAACCCAGTTTATATAGACTGCTTGAGCGTTGGAGCGAGAACGAGGAAAAACGTAATAATAAATTATTAGATGATATCATTCGTCAAGTCGTTGGATATAAATCGAATATTGAAGTTGTTGAAAATCAATTGACCCGACAGAATATCATAAATAACGCAGAAGAAATTAATAAGAAAAATTATGAAAAAAGTTTATATAAATTTTATATGGCGATTGCTGAAAAGTTGAAACAATCGGAAGAAAAAAAGATGGAAAGTTATAGTAAGATTTTGTATACAGGTGGAAAGAATGACAGTGGAAAGCAAAATGACTTTATCACCAGAAAATATAAAAAACTTAGTAAAAAATATACAGCTAAGATACTTCGTCGATGTAAATAAAAATATTTTTATGAACAATGAATATTTTTATTTTCTATTTCTTATAGAACACTGCCTTACCTTCTTTGAATTCACCTACTTCATCACCAACATCTTCGTTTTCATCGATAGCATAGATTTTTCCACTTTTTTCATTGGTAGTATAATAAGCCTTTCCTTTTATTTTTATTTCGAATACTTCTTCTTCCTCCAGGGAACCTACGGTTCCCTCGGACGCTCCCTCCCTTTCATTTGATTCTTCTTCCTCCCTTTCATTTGATTCTTCTTCCTCCCTTTCATTTGATTCTTCTTCCTCCCTTTCATTTGATTCTTCTTCCTCCCTTTCATTTGATTCTTCTTCCTCCCTTTCATTTGATTCTTCTTC